ATGTCAGTCCTTTCGCGTCGGCGCATTGAGGCCGAACCCTTCGTTCCACCGGACAAGCCCCGGCGGGTGGCATTGGCGCAATGACCTACTTGGTCAGCGCCGGGTCTTGCCGGTGAACTCCGACGTTGTGCCGCACTGAACACCGCCGCGCCAGTTCCACCAGCCAAGCGCGGAACTCCGGCGGCGTGTGCTCTCGCTCGGCCTTGCTCATGATCTCGACCGTCGTGCATTCGGGCATCCGCACCACGACGGCGGTGTGCTGGCGCGGGGGCGGTATCGTCGGCAGGTCGTCGGGGCCAGCGCCTACGATGTACAGCCAAGTGCGCTTCTCTGCGCGGTGGCCCCAGTCCACTTGCCGAACCTCGGCTGTCCAGCCGCCGAACTGGTCGGGCGTGCGCCCGCGCTGCGGCAGGCCGTAGTGCCGCCATGCGCGGCTGCCTGCCGGGTGCTCCAGCACGCCGCCGCAGCGACGCACCGTGTCCAGCGCGAACTTGAACGTGCCGCCGTCGTTGCCCCAAGCGAATTCCGCGGCCTTGTGCGGGTAGCGAGACAGCACCACGCCATTGATCATCGACCAGCGCGTGCAAGGTGGATGCGCCACAACCGGCAGCGTGCCTCGGTACGTCGTGGCATCGCGCACCTTGTCCCACACGTCCACGCCTGGCATGGCCTTGTAGCCGCTGTCCTCGCGCGCAAAGAGCACGGCCACGCCTGCGCGGTGCGGCACAACACGCCCATCGAGCCGAGGCCCAACAGCGGCAACGGTAGTGGCTTCGTCCAGCATGCTCAGCGCTGTTGGTCCCGGCTCATGGGCACGTTGTGCGTCAGTAGCAGATCACGCGCGCCAGGTGCGCCACCGTCGTGACCTTGATCGTCTTCCCGCTGGTGCTGGTCACTTCCAGGCCCTTGGCGCCCATGTCGTTTTCCCAGCAGTACCATTCCAGCCACTCGGCGTCATCGCCCAGCTCGCGGGCCAAGCACGATGTGTAGGCATCCCACATGCGGCCCATGGCAAGCGCTATCGGCGCCTCGGGGCCGCACTTGGTTAGCGCCTGCAGTGCCGTGTATTGGGCCTGCCAGTCGTCATACATGCGCTGCCACTCAAGCAAGCGCGGCGCAATGTCTCGGGGCTTCTTCTTCATGCCAATGCACTCCTACTTCCACCAGCCGCACAACTGGTCGTTGCAACGGACGGCCCTACGGCCGTCCTGTGGTCCGCGAAGGCCCGGCAGGGCCGCCGCTGAACTGGTCGTTACACAGCAAAGTCGCGGCACTTGATCTTGGCGATCAACCGATGCCCACTGCGGGTGTTCAACTCGATCTGAGGCCTGGCAACGATGCCCTCAGCCTGGAAGTCACCCCACGTCGATTGAATGCCGCGCTTTGCCCAAGCGACTGCATCGTGCAACGTGCCAGCCCCAATCACCGGCGCAACATCAAGGCCCAACTTCTGCGCCACGTCATGCACATCATCGCGCTGCAGCCACCACTGCCCAACGCGCACATCGAACAGCGCGAAGCCTTGGTCTGGCCGGTAGTTGCCGCCGCCCTTCTGGATCTTGGCGCCGTAGCCCTCGCCATACAGCACCGCCTGGCCGTCTGCAAACACCTCGCCCAGCTTTGCGGCCAGTGGCAAGAAGCGTTCATTCAGGCGGCCCACCAGTTGCGCCGGGATCTGCGCGTCCTCGGTGCGCCCACCGAACGTGATGCCGCCGTCCTTGAAGATCACGCGGATGTTCGTGCCGTCCACCTTCTCGGTGAAGGTCCACACGTTGCCTGCAAGGTACTCAAACTCAGGCAGGGTCCATTGGCCTTCAAGCAGCGTCTTGTGCTTGCTGGTCATGTCGCGCTTGAAGAGGGTCTGAATCTTGTGGTACTCGCTCACGGGTCATTTCCTGGTTGCTGTGTAACCCTGCGCTCAACCGGAGCGCCTCGGGCAGCATCACGCTGCGGGTGAATTCGGCTCGTGGCTCCCGGTTATCTCCACGTTATGGCGCCACTCGCTTCGCCACCCGAAGCCGCCTGCGAGCGATCTTCGCGGCGGCTTCCTTCACTTCGGCGTGGTCGTCCGGGTGCGCGAAGATGCCGCGCACTTCGGTTGCTGTCGTCTCAGCCTTGCGCTGGCGAAACTCTCGCTGGCGCTCGGCGTTGGTCTTGGCGGGGCTCATCGCGCAACATCAGACGCCGCGTCCTCAAGCGAGGTAGCCTTGCTAGGCAGCAACCCGGCGGCGATGCGCGTCAGTTCAACCACGCGCTGCGCGACGACTTCGGTGCTTGCCGCGTTCTTGGCGGCCGCACGCACAACACCATCAAACGCGCCCCTGTACTGACTCGCAAGCGAATTGGCAATCTCTTTCTCGATGCTCTTCATGAGGGACGGTGAAACGCATGCCTGCGCGATGCCAACCTTGAGGGCCGCGAGAATTTGCGCCTCGGACTCGGAGACAGCCTTGTCCATCGCCTTCTTGAGCTGATTCCCGGTTCCGTACTGGTCGCGCATCATCGATTCGATGGCCTGCTGAAGGCCGCGCTGAATCCAGCTCTGAATGGTTTCTTCGGTGATAGTTACTGCGGGCATGGTTTAGTCCTTTGTGTGTGGTTCACAGGTCTCTCCAGTTCGTCTGCTTTTCGTCGGCGTAGTCCAGACCGAAGCAGCACTTGATTCGCATGCACAGGGTTTCGTCTGCGCCGTTGATGATGATGCGGCCTTTGCCAAGGAAGCGGCCGAACAATGCGCGTTGCTCAGTGGCTGACATGCGGCCCATCCACTCGCCGAACACGGTGCCAGTCTTCTCCACCAAGAACAGGGCCATCTGTGCGGCGTAGTCGGTGCGGGTGGCTTGCATGTCGTTCTCCGGTTGCTGTGCGTTCATTGTGCGCCACCGTTACGCGTAACACAAGCTGCATTTGCATCTTTACATTCGCGTGCCTACGCGCCATAACCCTGCGCTCAACCGGACCGAGTACGGCCGGTTAGCTCCACGTTGGGCTTCATGAACACCAGCCAGTGCGTGCCGGCCTTCTTGCCGCTCGTGTTGCCGAACAGCGGTTGATGCGGCGTCAGCGCCAGCACTTCCGACAGCTTCACCTGCGTCTCGTTCCACTTGAACACCAGCACGCCATCGGGGTGCAGCACGCGGAAGCACTCGCTGAAGCCGGCGCGCAGGTCTTCGCGCCAGTCCTGGCCCAGCTTGCCGTACTTCGCGGCCAGCCAAGAGCGCGGGCCTGCGCGCACCAGGTGCGGCGGGTCGAACGCCACCAGCCGGAACGTGCCGTCATCGAAGGGCAGTGCGCGGAAGTCCATCAGCAAGTCGGGGCATACCGTCAGCGTGCGCGTGCCATCCTGGCGGCCGTGGCTGCGGTCGGTCACTGTCAGCGTCTCGCTGCGGCGGTCGCCGAACACCGCGTCCGGGTGTCCACGGTCGAACCACATCATGCGGCTGCCGCTGCACGGGTCCAACACGCGGGGCGAGGAATCGGCGTTGAAGCCCAACCCTTCGTGCGAGCCGACATGCCCCGGCGGGGCTTCGGTGGTCATCGAATCATCGTTGCGGGGCATGCGGCTCCACTCCATCGTTGAGCCTCACTCGACATCGGCGGCCTTGCGCGAGCGGCGGCCGCGAGGCTTCGGCGGCTCAGGATCGGCGCCCGTCGTCTCGCCGGCGCCAGCATCCGGCCCGCCTGCCGCACCTTCCGTCCCGTCGCGCGGGAAGGGCCAGTCCTTGCCCAGCTGCTCGTCTGACGACCCAGCGCCGGGCGCCCCGTCAGTGTCCGGGTGGCCGCTACCGTCGTCGTCGGTGTGCTCTTCGTCGGGGCCGCCGTGCTCGGCCGAGAAGGCATCGCCGGCCTCGGTGTCCAGCAGGTCGGCCTGGCCATCCGCAGCGCCCGGGTGGTCCTTCTTGAAGGCCTCGGTGCTGCCGTCGATGGCCTTCGGCGGCGCCTCGGGCGGCGTGACGGTCACGAAGACCTTGCGCTTCTGCCGGCCCCAGAGCATGCCAGCGCCAGCCTCGTCCACGTCGGCGGTGCTGACGCGGAAGTCGACGTCCATGTGCCCGCCTTCGAAGAAGTCGAAGCGGAAGTCGTCGATCTTGCAGCTGCCCATCTGCAGCGCCGAGTCCTCGGTGATGCCGCGGGCCACCACCACGGTCCAGCCTTCAAGGCAGGTCTCGGGCGCCCAGTGCTTCAGGTCCTTGGAGCGCAGGATGGGCGTGGTGACCTCCACGCCGGGCAGCTGCTCCTGGCCCTCGACCGGCGCGTAGACCGTCAGGCGCATGGTGGGCGAGAACAGGTCCAGCAGCTCGTTGCGCACGCTGGCGAGCTTGAGGCGGAAGCTGACAGCGGGCACGTCGTCCTTGCCGCTCTTCTGCGTGCGGCCGACGAAGGTGGTCAGCTCGCACTCGGTGTCGTGGTTCAGGTGGAAAAGCATGGGGCTCCTTGGTGGTGGTGGGCTTGGTCAGAACTGGCTGTCGGGGCCTTCGTCGACGCCGCTGTGGGCCAGCTGGCGCGAGGGCTCGACCGGGCGCAGCTCATACGCCGACACCGGCCGCGCCTGCAGCGTCCCGGCCAGGCGGCGCGCCACGTCCTCGGTGGTGACCGTCATGCCGTAGATCGCGCCCTGGGTGAAGAAGCTCGTGTAGGGCGGCACGTCGCCGACGGCGGGCACGTCGATGCGCAGGAAGTGCACGCCGCCGATGGTCTGGTCGCTGAGCTTGCCGGCCAGGCGCTGGTGGCCGAACAGCTCGAGCAGGCCCCAGGCCTCGAACTTCTCGGTGGTCTTGTCGTCGTTCATCGGGTCCTTTCGGTGGTGGTCAGAAGAAAGGCGGGCGGCCGTTGCCGGCGCGTGGTGGGAATCGAGGGAGGGAGGAGACAGGAGGTGCCCACCGCGCAGGATTCGCCCGTGGAAATGGGTCAGTCGCAGCGCGTGCAGCGATTGAGCTCGGACACGCCGTGCGGACAGCGGGAGGCCCGCGCAGCGTTGCCGGCGGCCAGCGCGAGTTGGCGCTGCAGGCGTTCGATGGCGTCGGCCGCCTCTCGCTGCAGAAGCACGTTGGGCGGGCTCTCGCGAAGCCGCTGGATGAGAGCGTCCATCAGGCTGCCTCCCTCAGTGCTTGGCGCCCAACGACGCCGGCCTCGATCCACTCGACCTGGACGCGCTCGCCCAGGCCGGCGGGTGGTTGCTTGAGCGTCGCGAACAGCAACGCGCTGTCGATCTCGCCGGTCTCGGCCAGCACGTCGAGCCACGCGAACAGGTCGCTGCGGCCCGGCAGGTCCAGCACGTCGACGCGGTCCAGCACCAGCATGCGGGCGCTGGACACGTGCGCGATGGCCTCGGCCAGCATCGCGTCGGCACGCCAGCGCTCGGACTCGCTGCAAAGCGCGTAGGGCCTGCCGGCGCCGTAGGTGATCGCCATGTCGCTGTCGATCGACACCACCGGCCAGGCGGCATCGGCCGATGACTGCGCCAGGCGGGCGTTCACCGGGCCCAGGGCTTCGGACAGCAGATCGGCCGGGATGCCGTCGGGCGACAGTGCCTGCGCAATCGCGTCCCAGGCGGTCACGTCGGCGGCGTGCTGGCCGGCCTGCTTGGTCTTGGCCTCGGCGGCGTCGGCCAGCGCCTTGATCGACTTCAGCTTGTCGCCCTCGGCCACCGCGGCGGCGCGCTCGGCCTTCAGCTTCTCGACCTGGTCGCGGGCGTCCTGCAGGGCCGCGGCGTCGAAGGTCTCGTTCAGCTCGTCGGCGATGGCCTTGGCCTGGGCGTGCGCATCCTGGGCCGCAGCCAGATCGCGCTTGGCGTTGGCCACGGCGCGCTGCATCAGCTCGAGCGCGCCGCACAACTCCGGCAGCCGGCTGCGGGCACCGTGGTCGCCGACGGCCAGAGCATCGATCGGGCCGTGCTCGGTTTCGTAGGCAGCCAGTGGGGCTGCCCAGGCTGCACGGAACTGGTGGTCGGCACCGACGAAGAACAGCGTGTCCCGCAGCGCGTGCGCCAGGTCATGCACCAGCCCAACACGCGGCCCTGCGCCGGCCTTCGCGGTGGCTTGCGCAAGCGCGGCCTCAGACTCGCTCAGGCCTCGCTGGTCGGCCTGCAGCTTGGCCTCGAGGCGGGGCACCTTGGCCGCATGCTCCTGCAGCGCCGGCAGCTTCGCCCGCAGCCCGGCACGGCGCTGCTCCTCGGCCTGCAGCCGTCCAATGGTCTGCTGCCAGGATGCGATGGCCACGTCAGCGTGCTTCGCGGCGGTGGCGTGCTTCGCGGCGGCCTCGGCGTCGTACGGCGGCACCGCGGCCTTCCAGCCCTTGGCCTTCTCGCTGCCGTAGGTCTCGCCGGTGACGGTGCGCCAACTACCTTTGCTTTCGGTCGCCTTGGTCTTGGCCTCGGTGCACGCGGCGTCGAAGCCAGAGCGCAGCAGCGGCAGCACGCGCTGCACCTTGGCGTCGTCGCAGCCCTTGGCCTTCAGGCGGGCAGCGATGTCGGCCTGCGCCATCTTCACGCCCATCAGGCCGAAGAGGAAGGCGCGGCGCTCGGTCAGTGGCAGCCGGGCGAACCGCTGGGCGTCCAGCACGTAGGCCAGCACCGGGTCGGTGTCGCGGCCCTTCTGGCTGTCGTGGATCTTGCCGCTGCGGTTGATGGTGACGCGCCACTCGTCGCCGTCGGCGTTCTTGACCTCGCACACGGCCAGGTCGGCGCCCTCGCGGATCAGGGCCGGCGCGTCCTTCTTCAGCGACACGCGGCCCAGGTCGGCGGTGATGGCCAGGGCCACGGCGTCCCTGAGACTCGACTTGCCGGCAGCGTTTTGACCGGCGAACAACGCCACCGGTGCGCGCAGCTGGATCTCGGCATGCTGGATGCCGAGGAAGTTTGTGACGTAGAGCGAACTGATGCGCATGGCGTCACTCCACGGCAGGGCCAGCGGCGCGGGCGCGGCGGGCGGTGGGGGCTGCCGTCGCAGCGGCAGGCGCCTGGCCGGCGGCCTCGGCCTGTTCGCGCGCGCGGATCGCGGCTTCCTCGGCGGCGCTGGGTGCCCAGTCGTCGCCGGGGCCTTGGTCCGGCGGCGGGGCCGGGGCAGGCGGCGCAACGGCGGTGACGGCCGGCGGTTTCGGTGGCTTCGGCGGATCGACCTCGCCGGTCGGATCATCGCCACCACCGGCGCCGTCAGCCTCGGCATCCGGCAGGAATCCGAAGTCGCCGTCGATCACGTCCATGCGCTGGTCCTGGCCACGCGAGGCAGCTTCATCAAGCCCAGCCGCGGTCTGGAACTCGATCGACAGCGGCAGGTACTTGGCCAGCCGACGGATCACCGTCTTGCGGCCCATCTCGACGAAGTGAGCGACCCACGGATGAGCGGCTTCCTTCTTGTACTTCTGGGCCTGTTGGAACCCCTGCGACGCGGCGCGGATGGCCTCGATCTGGTGGGTGCTCATGAACTCGAAGCAGTGGCCGCCGTCCTTCAGCTTGGCCACTGCGTAGAAGCCGACCACGCCGCCGCGGTCGCCCATCGCAGGCGTGTGGTTCAGCTTCTCGTCTAGGCCGTAGACCAGCTCGAATCGATCGTTCTCGCAGACCTCGTGCGCGGCGATGCTCACGATCTGCCCACTGCGCCGGGCCAGGTCGATCAGCCCCTTGTAGCCGATGATCACCTGCACGCTGTTGACCCAGCGCTCGTTGCCGTCGGCGTCCTTGCGCTTGGTGTTGAAGGGCACGAGGTAGGCGTGGCCGAGCACGGTGTTCGGCTCCAGGCCCATCTGCGCGCACTGGCCGATGGCGCCGACCAGAGACGCCACATCGCACTTGGCCAGGGCCGGCGTGGTGGTGGCCGCGATCTGCGCAACCTTCAGCAGCCGATCGATGCTCAGCGTCTTCGGCAGCATCTTGGCCAGGTCGCCCTTCTTCTTCTCAAGCAGGTAGGCGATCTGCTCCTTCGGCTTCATGTCGGCCAGCGGCCGGGTGGCGACCGCGCTGGCGGACTTCAGTTCTGCGATGTTGGTGGACATGGTGTTCTCACTCGTGGAAGTTGCAGGTAGACCAGCGCGCGCAATACTTCTCAGCGCACAGCATGGACTGGGGGTTAGGCGGGAACAGTCCCGTCCGAAACATCTCGGCCGCGAACTCGATCAGCCCGCGCTGGCCGTCGGCGCCGACCATCACGCGCTTGGCATCGAAGACCTTCGACGCCATGACCTGCGGCTTGCTGCTGGTCTGCAGTGCCAGCACCTGGCCGCCTAGGGTCTCCACCTGTTCGGTGTGCTCGTACATCAGTTGGTAGGTGCCGACCTGGGCGCTGCGGCCCTTGACCTTGGCCTCGCCCTTCTCGATGACGCGCGAGCCAGACTTGAGGTCCGGGATCACGATGCCGTCATCGGTGGCGGCCACGCGAGCGCGATCCATGGTGCCGGTCAGCCGGATGACGATGCCACTGCCGCAGTCGATGTCGAGCGGGTCGAGCTTCTGCTCCACGCTCTTGAACGTGAACCGGGGCGACAGGTCCAGGCAGTACATCGTGTGCAGCTGCAGGCCGATCTTCTCGGCGTCGCTGACGGTCAGGTCATCCTTGCTGTAGTCCACGTCACGATCGGGCTTGTGCAGCGCGTCGACAAAGGCGCCCGCGGCGTCGTTGACCGACATGCGGCTGCCGCCCGGCAGGCGCCCGCTGTCGAAGGCCGCGGTGCTGGCGTGGAGTGCGGTGCCCAGCTGCGCGCGCAGGCCCGAGGCGTTGCGCATGCCCAGCAGGTGCTCGCCTTCCCACCGATGGGCGCAGTCGAACAGGCCACCCCAACTGGATGCGCGCACGGCGGTGACGCTGCGCTCAGCGACGACGGGGATGATGCGTTCAGGCGCGTTCACAGCGGATTCCCCCAGAACTCAAACACCTTCGCCCAGGCCTTGGCCGCAGCGTTGCGGCGCGTCATGCCACTGCGGCGGTAGAAGCGATACAGCCGGATGAGCGTCACAGCAGCACCACCGCGGCGGCAGCGCCCAGGATCGCGGCAATGGCGGCCCACTGCACCCAGGGCAGCCACCGCGACGTGCTGCGGGCCTCGGCGTCGACCAATGCGGCGAGCTCGCTGCTGTACTCCAGGCCGTCCCGGATGTCGGAGTCGTGCGTCATGCCGGCCTCACGCTCAGGCGCTGCAGGTCGTCGTCCAGCGCATCGATGGCAGCGATCACGGCATCGCAACTGCTGCGCGCGATCAGGGTCAGCGTGCCACTGGCGCCGCTGCGGAGAACGTAGCGGGCGAGGAAGGTGCGCATCACGGCTTCACCTCATCAACAACGGTGCCGCCGACCAGCGCCCCGGCTGCCCACATGGCCAGCATCGACAGCGCGATGCCGGACAGCAGGCCCAGCAGGAACGCGAACGCAAGAAGGTCGGGGCGCATCACGTGTTCCTCGGCATCTTGTCCAGCGCGCGCTGCAGTTCAGTGGCGAGGTGCTCCATCCAGTCGGACGAGATCCACACCTCGTTCAGCTTGACCGCGAACACCGTGTACCCGTCGTGCGGGTGCCGCTCGTCCGCCGGCTCGACCTCGCACGCGACATCCCACACCGCGCCGCGGTACGGCACGCCGACGATCGCGTCACCGGGGCGGATCTGGATCTGGTGCTGCGGGCCGCGGCGGGCGGGGATCAGCGCTGCCTCAGCGGCAAGCGCGGTGTAGTGCTCGACGGCGCGGGCCTTGTCGACCGGCCGCTCAAGCACCGCCTGCGCGGCCTCGAATTCACCGAACGAGCTGTCCGACACGTCGGGCGTGGGGATGCGGGCGTTCATGCTGCCTCCGCGACGAGCCCGGCCGGCAACGCTTCACGCCGCCCCGCCTTGGCGGCCTTGACGGCCTGCCGGCGGCCCAGCGCCTTCACGTTGGCGCGGCGCAGCTTCTTCTCCGCGCTGGCCGTGTGCTGACCCAGCCAGTCGCCACCCTTGGCCGGCTTCGGTGCGGCCGGGTGCTTCACGCCCTGGCCATGTCGGCGCCCCGAGCCCTTCTTGGTCGGGTGCTCCGTTCGTTGGTCGGTGATCTGCGGCATCTGCGGCTCCCGGTGCGTGTTGCGATGGGATGAAATCTACACGCACCGTTTATGCATGTCAACGGGTTGTGAAGAAAATTCTTTTCTCACGGGCCGTTGACTGTCTCAAACGAAGCGTTTAGCATCGGCGCTATGGACGAAATCATCGACAAGGCTTGCGAGGCCGCAGGCGGGCTGACAAAGCTCGCAGAGGCCATCGGTCAGAGTACGCAGACTGTCTCGAACTGGCGATCTCGCGGCGTCCCCGTCGTGCACTGCGCAGCCATCGAACAGGCCACCGGCGGCAAAGTCACGCGCCGCGATCTGCGACCCGACGACTGGGCTCGCATCTGGCCCGAGCTGGCCGAGCCCACCAAGGCCGCAGCGTGACCGGAGCCGCTGCATGACCATGCTCTCCCAACGCACCGCGCTCGCGGTCATCGGCCGGCTGTCGGCCAATCCGATCCCACTGCGCCCGCTGTGCGCGTGCTTCCCCGGCACCTGCCGCGGTGGCCAGGTCATCGACGGGCGGCTGGCCACCGGACAGTGGTGCAGGGCGCAGGTGCAGGCGGGGAGGGCGGGATCATGACCGCCCCCCGCCCAGGCTCCTCGATCGACCGCGCCATGCGCGCGCTGCAGGCGTCCGGCCCGCTGCCGCGCGCTGAGCTGGCCCGCCTGATCGAGCGCGAGGACGACGAGCTCGACGGCCTGCTTCGCTACGGCTTGCGCATGGGCCTGCTGGTGCGCAGCAACGGCGGCGATGACGTGTCCTATGCGCTGGGGGATGGGGTGCCGGTGGAGATCGAGGCTCGGCCATCGGAGCCCCCAGCGAACGAATACACCGCGCGGCGGGGATCGCAACACGTTTTGAAGGCAGAGGCCGCCAGGCCCGACGCTACGGACCGCGACACCCCCGCCATCATCAGCCCGGTCGGCGGACCCATGGGCATAGGGCAAGCTGCCGCCGCAGCCCCACGACAGAGCCTTGGCCAGCCGACTGCCGTGCTGGCCGAGCTGCGGCCCGGCCCCTACCAACCTCAGTCCGGCAGTCAGGCCGCGATCCTGCTGGCCTACCTGCAGCAGCACGCGCCGCACGGCGGGGAAGCGTGGCTGTCGCCTGCCGATCTCGCCGCGTCCGGGGCCAAGCAGTTCACCGTGCGCGCGAGCCTGGACACCGCGATGAAGTGCGGCGCCGTGTTGTCCAGGGGTAAGCCTCAACGCTATCAGTGCGGGCCGAACGCGCCCGTGGTGGCGGGCGTGGCGCCGACGGCAGAGCCTGCTGCTGCGCCTGCGCCTGACACCGCCGCAGCTGTCGAGCTCGCGGCCTTTCTGCTGAAGCAGATGGACGGCGAGATCGAGCGCCTGCAGAACAACCTGCGGGTGGTGCGCCGGCGGCGCGAGGACTTCGCTGCGGCGATGAAGGGGAGGCGCGCTTGAGCGACCAACTGCCTGCCCCGCTGGTGCCGGCCGAAGTCGACCTGCGCACCGCCGCCGCAACGCGCGGACAGGCTCGCTACAGCGACGGCCGGCCGTGCATCCATGGGCACGTCGGAGACCGGTACACGCGCAACGCGTCATGCGTCGAGTGCCAACGCATTCGATGCCGAGCGGACAAGGCTCGGATTCGCACCCTCCTGGGCTCGCCACGTTGAACTACTACGAACACCACCTCGGCGACTACGACGGCGCCACCGCGCACTTGACGTGGCTGGAGGACTGCGCCTACCGGCGGATGCTGTGCCTGTACTACCGCACGGAGTCACCGCTGCCGGCCGATTTGAAGCAGGTCTGTCGCCTCGTGCGCGCTACCTCCAAGCCCGAGCGCGATGCGGTGCAGCAGGTGCTGGGGGAGTTCTTCGTTCTGGCCGACGACGGCTGGCGCAACACCAGGTGCGACGAGGACATCGCGGCGTATCACGAGCTAGAGCCCGAGCGCGAGGCCAAGCGCGAGAACGCGAAGGAGCGCCAGCGCCGGGCCCGTCAGCGGCGTGCGGAGCTGTTCGAGTCGCTACGCGGTCACAACATCGTGCCGCCGTACGACACCACGACGAAGGCACTTGAAGCGCTGCTGTCACGCGTGACAGATGCTCCACAAGTCACGGCACCTGTCACACCTGTCACGTGTGACAACACGGCTACCCATACCCACCTCCCACCTCCCACCTCCCAGATTGAAGAGAAGAAGCCTTCGGCTTCTGGGCGCGGTTCGCGCCTTCCCGCCGACTGGGACCCCGGTCAGCCTGGCTTCGCGTTTGCCACGACGCTGGGGCTGGCGAACGGCGTCGTGACCGCCGAGCTCGACAAGTTCCGCGACCACTGGGCCGCCAAGACTGGCAAGGACGCCACCAAGGCCGACTGGCAGGCGGCGTGGCGCAACTGGTGCCGCAGGTCCGTCGAGATGCGTCCGCCGGCCCACGGCGGCCAGCACGGCGGCGGTGCGCCGTTCGACGCGTCGGAGGTGCGGTAATGCGCGGCCACGAACCCCTCATCGCTCTGCGTCGCCGCGGCCTGAAGCCAGGGCTCGTGAACATCGACCTGGAGCCTAGCCTATGGCGCGATTGGGCAGACTGGCCGGAGTGGACCGCCGTGCCGCAGATCGAGGTGCTGCCGTCCGACAGCATCCGGCTGCTGGACCTGCGGTTCCTGGTCGGCCTGCACGTGATGCTGGGTGGCTTCGATGACCGCCGAGTGTGGGCGCTCTTCGACGCCTGCAAGGCGGCCGGCGCAGCCCGCGTGCTTGGCTTCGTGCAGGTGTCGACGAACGGCGGCGACACGGTGCGCACGATCGAGGCGCGCGACAGCCTGGCCGAAGCGGTGGAGGCCTGACCCGTGGCGCAATTCATCCCCGACGACATCGACTTCGCGGCCTACGAACGCGAGACCGAGTGCAAGGCCAAGGTGCGCCGGGCCAGCGACTTCAGCGACGAGCTCGACACCGAGTTCGCCCCGCGCACCGGGCCGCGCAAGGCGTCGATGTTTTCGACCAAGCTGCGCGACGTGATCGAGTTCCGTCCGGGCGAGGTGACCTGCTGGGCCGGCTTCAACGGGCATCGCAAGTCGATGTTCACCGGGCAGGTGGCGCTGGACCTGTGCGTGCAGCGCGAGCGCACGCTGATCGTCAGCCTGGAGATGAAGCCGCGCAAGACGCTGGCCCGCATGTGCCGGCAGGCCACGGCGCGCGCAATTCCAACGCCGGATGAACGCCGCCGATTCATGTCCTGGTCCGACGGCCTGCTGTGGCTGTTCGATCACGAAGGCCGGCTGCTGCCGGACCGAGCGATCGCGGTGTGCCGCTACTTCGCCAAGGAGCTGCAGGGCCGGCACGTGGTGATCGACAGCCTGATGAAGGTCGTGCAGTCCGAGGAAAGTCTCGACGAGCAGAAGCGCATGGTCGGCGACCTGTGCGACATCGCCAAAGAGACGGACCTGCATGTGCACCTGGTGGCGCACTGCAAGAAGCCCGCTGGAATGGGTGAGGACAAGCCGCCGACGAAGTACGACATCCGCGGAAGCGCGGCCATCAGCGACCAGTGCTCGAACGTCATCCTCGTGTGGCAGGACAAGGCCAAGCGCGCGAAGCAGACAGCCGCGCAACTGACAGGCCAGCCGACCGGCGAGGACCTCCTCAACCGCTGGGACGCGATCCTGGCCATCGACAAGCAGCGAAACGGTGAGGTCGAAGGGAAGTTCGGCCTGTTCTTCGACGACGCCACGCTGCGCTTCACCGACAACCCACTGACGGCCGTCGAACCGTATGCATTCATGCACGAGAGGACCGACGATGTCTTCTGACCCGCAAGCCGGCCGCGCTCCGGCGCTCACCCCGGAACAGCAGGAGCTTTTTCGCCGCTGCGGCGAGCGGATCCTGGAGAACCACCGCCTGGGCCGCAAGGTGACGCCCGAGGCGCTGGCCGATGGCAAGCGGTGGGCTGCCCTGCCGAAGCTGCCGCACGCATTGAGCAGCGGCGAGCCCGTCCCCGACAACCAACTGCCGCCCGCGCTACGCGGCGGTGCACTGGAGGTGTTCTGATGTCCTGGCTCATCGTGAAACTCATCAACGGCCTGCCAGTTCCCATCGACATGCGGCAGATGCCAGAAGCAGATGCGAAGGCCGAACTGGCCCGGCTGCGCGCTGCCGAGCCGTCCGAACAGTTCATCGCGCTGGCGGTGCTCTGATGCCCGTCAAACACGGCGCGTACCTCGGCAGCGTGCGCTGCATCGACAGTCTGCGCGACAGCTGCGTGATCGGCCTGGGTGGATGCTGGCACCTACGCTCTCCACGCGGCAAGCCGATGACGATTGCAGCCGCATGCCATCAGGTGTGGGTGCACGGCATCGGGAAGATCAGCGCGACCAAGGCGGCATGGCTCCTCAAACACGGCAAGTCGCCGGCTGCCGGCCTGATCGTGTTCCGGGCTTGCGAAAGCTACGACTGCGTCAACCCTTCGCACCTGCGCTGCGGCACGCGTCAGGAGTGTGGTGAGCACCTGACGGCTACCGGCCGACTCAAGGGCAAGTCGCGGTCACTCGCGGCAAACCGCCAGGGCGCCAGATCCAGGCGCAAGCTGACCGACGAGCAGGCGAGCCTGATCCGCAGCAGCGACGAGTCTGCTCGCGTGATGGCGGCCAGATTTGGGCTGTCGATGACGACGATCAACGACATCCGACGAGGGCGGAGATACCGGGATCTCGTGAGTGGCGCAAGCGTTTTCGCGCTTGGCGGTCAGTCATGACCACCGACCCCGCCGAAGTCAAGCCCGCCCGCATTGGCCTGGTGCTCGTGCTGCTGCCGCTTGCGGTCGTTGCGATCGTGGCCCTCATTGCGCGGTGGCTGGCATGACATGGATTCCTCGGAACAGCACCGCCACCGAACTGAGGTCCGACAGGTCCTCGCCTGGCGCGTCGAGCGCGGCCTCGACTGGGTCAAGGAGTGGCTCGCGGGCGTCCCCAAGTACCGCGGCCAGGCCGCAGCGGATCGACTGCGCAACGATGCGCGAGAGCAGTGGCAACGTGGAAACCGTGGGGCTCGCGATGACTGGCGCTGAGGTTGTGCTCACGCTGCCCTACCCGGTGAGCGCGAACCGCTACTGGAACGCGATCACGATCCCGGGCCGCACGATGATGGCGCCGAGCAAGGATGCCAAGGCCTACCGCAAGGAGGTCGCGCGCATCGCCAACGCCAGCGGCATCGCCAGTCCGTTCCCGTGGCGCGTGGCCGTCGAGCTCGACCTCTACCCGCACCGGCCCCAGGACTGGGCCAGGCGCACTCGCCTTGACCCGATCGGCTGGGACGACGACGTCAGGTGCATCGACCTGGGCAACGCCGAGAAGGTGCTCAGCGACGCGCTGCAGGGCATCGTGTTCGAGGACGACCGCTGGATCTGGGACCTGCACAAGCGCCGGAAGGAACCCGACGGCGAGGGCAGGGTCGTATTGCGTATTCGTCCACTGCCGCGCGTCGCACCGCAGCTGGCGCTGATCTCGTGAAAACGGGGTCAGTCAGCGCCCCATCACTGCTGACGCAACGAAAGGCAACACCATGAACCGCAAACACTCAGGCTTCACGCTCATCGAGTTGATGATCGTCGTGGCCATCATCGGCATTCTGGCCGCGGTCGCACTGCCGGCCTACAAGGACTACACCATCAAGGCGAAGATGTCCGAGGTGATCCTGGGCGCCAGCCAGTGCAGAACCACGATCTCCGAGACCTACCAGACGGCCCCAGAGGGCACGGCTATCGCTGCTGACGGGTGGGGATGCGGGGAGGGGGTGGCCAACGCCACCAAGTACGTCGCATTGGTCGCCACCGACCCGAACGGCGAGATCACGGTCACCGCGCAGAACATCGACGCGGACGTGAACGGCAAGGCGATCACGCTGACCCCGCAGGACAAGGACAACAACCCGCTGACGACAGCGGCCATCCCTTCCCAGGTGTACCAGTTCAAGTGCAAGTCGGCTGCTTCGAACGGCGTGCCGCTCAAGTACCTGCCGGGGTCGTGCAAGTGAACACCAAGACGGAGGTGGCCGCGGCGACGGAGACCCCGAGGCAGCGGCTCTGGAGACGCGCGGAGACGATCTGCTGCGCGCTGGTGGCGGCATTGGTGGCGACGCTGACGGTGCTGGGGGCCCTCGACCCCATGCTCCGCCCATGAACCGCAAGGAATGACCCTCCAGTGACAGCCCGCCAGCGCCTCATCCCCTGCAGCGTCGTCGGTGGTCGCAGCCCGAAGACCGGCCGCCGCGTTGGATCGCGCCATCGGTGGAGCGGGGAGGGCGGTCGCAAGGGGTGGGGGATCGGTCAATGCCTGTTCTGCTTCTCCACCATCGACCAGGTGCGAAAGGCTGGCCCGTGATGCCCAACCCACCGCCAGAGTCCACCGACAAGGTCACCAGGATGCAGGTGGCCATCGCGGAGCTGACATCGGTGCTGACCTTCGCCGAAGCCCTGGAGATCGTGCGCCGCTGGGGCAATCGCCGCTTCCGAGTGCCGATGAAGGTCGGCGTCGAGGACCCGCTGGCCCTGACCCTGGGCCTGGAGTGCGCGCAGCGGCTGGTGACTGCTTACGGCGGCCAGGTGCTCGAGCTGCCGGTCGAGAAACACGCCCTGCGCCAAATGCGAAACGAGGCAATCTGGCGGGCCTGCGTCGTCAACGGCAGGTCACCGGCTGAGGTGGCGCTTGAGTTCGGGCTGACGCGGCAGAGCGTGGCCTGGCTGATTGAGCGGATGCGGGCAAGGCGACAGGAGGCGGCGACATGTTGAGCCTCGCGCACCGAATCAGGAACGCATCAGAGGTGGGAAGAACCGCGCCATGAGGACAAACCGCACCAGCCCGGCAAAGGCGCGGCGGCTTGAGCTGCAGGCCCAGGCGCTCGAGCTGCGCCGTGCTGGCAACGGCTACGAGGACATCGCGGAGAAACTGGGCATCGGCAAGTCGTCGGCGCACCGGATGGTCGAAGCCGCGATGGCTGGCGCCAGGGCGCAGATCGAGGCATCGGTCGACGAGCTGCGCGCCGATGAACTCTCGCGCCTGGACGGCATGCTGGCCAAGCTGTGGCCGAAGGTGACCGACGACCCGGACGTGGCGGTGATCGACCGCATCATCAAGATCGGCGAGCGCCGCGCCAAGCTGCTGGGACTGGATGCCCCCGTGCGCACATCGATCCAGGGCGGCGGCGACGATGCGCCACCGATCTCGACGGTGACAGAGACCAAGGTCACGTTCTACATGCCGGACAACGGCCGTGGCTGAGACCCTGGCCATTCGCCCCCAGGCTGGCCCGCAGGAGCAGTTCCTCTCGTCGCCTGCCGACATCGTGATCTACGGCGGCGCGGCTGGCGGCGGCAAGTCGTGGGGCCTGCTGATGGAGCCGCTGCGCCACGTCACCACGAACCACCAGTTCGCGGCCGTCTTCTTCCGCCGCAACACCACACAGATCCGCAACCCGGGCGGCCTGTGGGACGAGAGCCGGACGCTGTACCCGCTGCTTGGCGCCAGGCCGGCCAAGGCGGTGCTCGAGTGGCGCTGGCCCTTTGGCGGGCTGGTGAAGTTCGGCCACCTCGAACACGAAAGCACCGTGTACGACTGGCAGGGCGCGCAGATCCCGCTGATCTGCTTCGACGAGTTGACGCACTTCTCGAAGGGGCAGTTCTTCTACATGCTCAGCCGCAACCGCAGCACGTGCGGCGTGCGGCCCTACATCCGGGCCACGACCAACCCGGACGCCGATTCCTGGGTGCGCGAGTTCATCGCATGGTGGATCGACCAGGAGACAGGCCTCGCCATCCCGGAGCGGTCTGGCGTGATCCGGTGGTTCCTGCGGTTGAATGACGCAATCATCTGGGCCGACTCGCTCGATGAGTTGGTCACGCGCTACGGGCGCGCGGACCTGCCGCATGACCACGAGGACCAGCCGCGACCGAAGTCGGTGACCTTCATCACCGCGAAGCTGTCGGACAACAAAATCCTGTTGGCCAAGGACCCGGGCTACAAGGCAAACCTGGAGGCACAGAACGCCGTCGAACGCGCTCGGCTGCTGGGCGGCAACTGGAAGATCCGGCCAGCCGCCGGGCTGTACTTCCGCCGCGAGTGGTGCAAGGTCGTCGACGCAGCACCGGCCGACATTGAGGTGGTGCGCTACTGGGACCTGGCGGCCACCGAAAAGACCGAGAGCAACGATCCCGACTGGACCGTGGGCATCAAGCTCGGCCGGTCGCGGTCGACGCGCCGGTTCATCGTGCTGGACGCGCGCCGGATGCGGGCGGGGCCGCACAAGGTGCGCGAGGCCATCCTGAACACGGCCGAGGCCGACGGCCGGCGCGTGAAGATCCGGCTGCCGCAGGACCCTGGCCAGGCCGGCAAGGACCAGGCGCAGGAGTACGTGGCCGCGCTGTCGATGTTCGAGGCGAGGGCCCGCCGCGAGACGGGCGACAAGGTCACGCGCTTTGGGCCCTTCAGCGCGCAGTGCGAGGCCGGCAACGTCGACTTCCTGCGCGGGGGCTGGAACAGCGTCGTGTGGGACGCCCTGGAGGCCTTCCCGGAGGCGACGCACGACGACGATGCAGACGCCTGCAGCGGCGCCTACGCATCGCTGATCGGCACGGCCGGTGACATCGATTCCGCCGGCTCAGGCGTCGCGCGCGTCAGCGCCGGCAACCAGGCCCCGCTGACCGAGAGCCACGACGGCTACGGCAGCCTGCGGCGCGAAGAGGAATCGACGGAAGGCTTCGCGTGAGCACCGTTCGTGCAACTGCTGGCGGACAATTCGCGCATCGCAGCGACAACCAACCCACGGAAAGGCGGGACTGACATGGCAACCGAACAGGACACCACCCCGCCGGCGCCGCCGCTGGGCGAGATCGCGCCGATCGACGACGGCCTGTCGCCGCTGCGGCTGGACTCGCTGAAGGCCAGCGACCCGTTCATCGCGCTTCTGGAACCCACCGACTCGGTGCTGCAGAGCAAGGGCGGCATCGCGAACTTGAAGATCTACACCGAGCTGCTGCGCGACGACCAGGTGGCGTCGACCTGGGCACAGCGCCGGCTTGCGCTCACGAGCTGCGAGACCGTGGTCGAGGCCGGAGCCAAGGACGCGGCGTCAAAGCAGGCCGCGGTCGAGCTGCAGGCCGAGCTCGACGCCATCAACTGGGACGACATCACCGACAAGGCGCTGTACGCCGCCTTCTTCGGCTGGGGAGTGGCCGAAGTGATGTGGCGCCCCGAAGGCGATCGGGTGCGGTTCGATCGCATCCTGGTGCGCGACCGGGCCCGCTTCCGGTTCGACCGCGAGCGCGCGCTGCACCTGTGGACCACCGGCAGCAGCTGGCGCCAGATGCCCGAGCGCAAGTTCTGGCCCGTGGTGTCCGGCGGCGACAACCACGACCAGCTCTACGGCCTGGGCATCGCCAATGCGCTGTTCTGGCCGGTGTTCTTCAAGCGCAACGACATCAAGTTCTGGCTGATCTTCCTCGAGAAGTTCGGCATGCCCACGGCCATCGGCAAGATGACCGCCGGCCAGCTCGACGACCCCGAGCAGCGCAAGAAGGGCCTGGCCATGCTGCGCCAGATCGCCACCGACGCCGGCGTGCTGGTGCCGGTCAACGACAAGGGCGAGGCCATCGTCGAGCTGCTGGAGGCCGCGCGCAGCGGCGCCGCCGACTATGAGTCGCTGCAGCGCGTGATGAACGAGGCGATCTCCAAGGTGGTCATGGGCCAGACCATGACGACCGACAACGGCGCCAGCCTGTCGCAGGCCAAGGTGCACGCAGGCGTGGCGCAGAAGATCGTGTCGGCGGACGCTGACCTGCTGTGCGGCAGCTTCAACCAGGGCCCCGTGAAGTGGTGGACGGAGTGGAACTTCCCCGGCGCGATGCCGCCGCGGGTCTACCGCCACACCGATCCGCAGGAAGACCTGAACGCGCGGGCCGAGCGGGACGGGAAGATCAAGGCGCTGGGGTACGAGCCGACCGAGGAGTACGTGCGCGAGACCTACGGCGACGGCTGGGTCAAGTCGAAGGCGCCGGTCCAGGCGCCCGGCATGCCACCGATGGGCGCGCCAGGCGGCGATCCGAATGCCCAGTTCGCCGAGGGCGAGGTCGCAGCGCTGCAGGCCATGCGAGCGGCCAGGCGCGGCGACCAGAAGGCTCTGGCCGATGCTGCGGTGATGTTCGCCGAGCAGTACCAGACGATCATGGGCCGCCAGGTGGGGGCCATTCTTCAGGCGGCCGAGGACAGCGGCGACCCGGAGGTGTTTCGCCGCCGGCTCGACGAGCTGCTCGAGCAGCAGCCGGCGCCCGAGCTGATCGACAAGGTCAACAGGGCCGGCATCTTCGCCCGCATGCTCGGCGCACTGCGGCAGCAGCGCCGCGCGGCCTGAGCGAGCCGGGGCCCGACATGGGAGCCCGGCACGAGCGCGTCGACTTCGTGCGCCTGGTGGAGCAGGCGCAGGACATGGCCGAGCTCGAGCAGGCGCTGGCCGAGGCGGTTCAGGCCGTGGCCACGCCGGCCGACGTGGCATCGATCCTCGACTTCCTCGAGATCCCGGCCAGCGGCGCCTTCGACGTGCCGCCCGAGCAGGCCATCGGCTACTTCAAGGCCAAGGGGCTGAAGGCCACCTTCTCCTATGCCGACATGCTGGACTACCAGCACGACCAGGCCTTCACCGTCGCCAAGATGATGGACATCGACATGCTGGGGCAGGTGCGCGCCAGCCTCGACGCGGCGATGGCCAACGGGACGGCGTTCAAGGAGTGGACCAAGGAGATCACGCCGGTGCTGCAGTCCGGCGGCTGGTGGGGCAGCAAGCAGGTGATCGACCCGCTCACGGGGCAGGAGATCGTCGCCCAGCTCGGCAGCCCGTGGCGCCTGGAGACCATCTTCCGCACCAACATGCAGACCGCCTACGCGGCCGGCGCCTGGCAGGAGATCGTCGACCAGAAGGACCTGGCGCCACTGCTGATGTACGACGCCGTCGACGACTTCCGCACGCGGCCGCTGCACGCCTCCTGGGACCGCAAGGTGGTCGCAGTCGACTCTGTCTGGTGGCAGACCCACTACCCGCCGAACGGATACAACTGCCGCTGCGGGGTGATCCAGCTGTCGCACGACGAGGCCCGGGCCATGGGCCTGAAGGAGTCGGTGGACCCGCCGGAGGACGGCACCTACACCTGGAACAACCCGCGCACCGGCGAGAAGATGGAGATCCCGCGCGGCCTAGACCCGGGCTTCGCGCACAACAGCGGCAAGCTGCTGCAGATGAAGAGCCAGCTGGCCAAGCTGGCGCAAGAGAAGGCGCAGGCCCTGGCCCCGGACATGGCGGCCGCGGCGAAGAAGGCGCTGGCCGATGCCGAGACGAAGAAGGTCCTTGATGGCCTGACATCCGACGCGGCCCGGGCGCAGCAGAAGGCCGCGGCCGCCGCCGGCAAGGCAGCCCTCGAGCGCGCAAAGGCACTGGCCGAAGAGAAGGCCGCGCAGTGGGCGGCCCAGCAACAGATCGACGCGATCGCCAAGGGCAAGGAGACCGCCGGCGCTGGCGCGGCCTACAAGGTCAAGGCCCTGGCCGAGGCGAAGAAGATCACGGGCTGGGACGACCTGAAGCCGACCGAGCAACTGAACCAGGTGCTCGACACCGCGGCCGGGTTGAAGGTCAAGGCGGACCTGTCGAAGGGCCTGTCGGCCTACAAGAACGCCATCCTGAAGGGCAAGAACCCGCCGCCGTCCGCGGTGAAGGCCTTCAAGTCGCTGGAGCCGGCCGAGGCCGATGCGTTCATCTCCAAGGTCGACGCCGAGAAGGCCGCGATCGAGAATGCCGCAGCCGACGCCGCGGCCAAGGCAGCGGCCGAAGCCGCAGCGCAGGCCCAGGCGGCAGCGCCGGTCAAGCCGGCATTCGTCGACACGCCGGAGCCGGACCCGGACACCATGGTCGTCATCGGCCGCAAGCCCAAGGGTGGCACGCCCGGCGCGCTGTACCAGGACACCGCCACCGGGCAGAAGTGGCTGGTCAAGTTCAACGGCAGCGTCGACGCGGTGAACAACGAGGTGCTGTCCTCGAAGCTGTACAACCTGGCCGGCGTCGAGGCGCCTGACCTGCACGCGATCACGATCGACGGCAAGCCGGCCCTGGCCTCGCGCATCGTCGACGGCATCACCGAGGTGCCGGCGAAGGTGCTGGCGTCCACCCAGAGCGTCACCGAGGGCTTCGCAGTCGACGCCTGGATGGCGAACTGGGACGTCGCCGGCCTGAACTTCGACAACGTGGTGCTGGTGCAGGGCAGGGCGCTGCGCATCGACGTCGGCGGCAGCCTGCGGTATCGCGCCGTCGGCGGCCTGAAGGGGCAGGCCTTCGGCTCCAAGGTCAACGAGATCGAGAGCCTGCGCGACGGCACCAATGCCCAGGCGCGCCAGGTGTTCGGCGGCATGTCAGCGGCCGACGTCGAGCGCAGCGTCGAGAAGGTGCTGGCGGTGGCCGACGAGGACATCCGGGCCGTGGTGCTGCGCTACGGGCCGCCGGACGCTGCCGACCGTGAGGCGCTGGCCGACCTGATGATCGCCCGCAAGCGCGACCTCGAGCTGCGATTCCCGGCGGCCGCCGAGCGGGTGCGCGTGCGCCTGGGCACGGCCGAGCAGGCGCCCAGCCAGGCGGCCAAGCGGGTGACGGCTGCCGAGCAGGAGGCGGTCGATGCCTCGCGGGTCAACGGCTATGGTTTCAGCACCGACAGCGATCAGGTCGAGGACCACCAGGTCATCGTGCACGCCTTCAAGCGCGCGAACGGCGACGACGCGACTCGGGGATTCTTCAAACTCCTGCCGGGCGCATCGAATGACCTGCAGCAGGCGATCGCAGCCACCTCGCAGGACACCGCGCCGAGCGTGAACGTGGCCACCGCGCGCGACGCTGTGCTGTCGGCGGTGAAGTCGATCAACTACCGCGCCGACAAGGGCCAGAAGTTCGACGAGACCTGCATCGCCAAGGTGAAGGCGGCCCTGACCCAGGTCGACAAGCTGCTGGCCGACGTGGGCAAGATGAAGACCGGCGCCATGAAGCCGGAGACCTTGGCGTTCGTCGAGGCCGAGTTCAAGGCCTGGCGCGAAGCGCTGGCCCAGTCGCTGCCGGAGATCCAGAAGCTGGGGCCGGCCAAGAAGGTGACGAAGCTGTTCCCGGCTGGCCAGCTGCCCGACCAGGTCGACTTCCACGCGTCGGCTCGCGCCGAGAAGGTCGCAGGCCCGGCCTGGCGCCGCGTGACCGGCGAATACGCCTTCACCACCTCGAAGTTCGAGCGCAGCTTCGCAACCGAGACCGGCGGCCGCGCGACGGTGGCCGGCACATCGGTGCGATACGAGACCACGCTGCCCGACGGCACCACGGTGACCTACTTCCCGCATGACAGCGGCGTGGCCTGGGCGATGCAGGGCGTGGTCAAGATCGACGTGCCCGGCCGCGGCGTGGACTCGACCACAAGGGTGTTCGGGGCGATGGACGAGATCGGCCTGAAGTCGGTGCGCGCCACCGAGGTCGACCGGCAGCACCTGTACCTGAACGCCTTCGCGCGCATCGCGCTGCTGCGCAAGGGGAGCGCGCTGAAGTCCTTCGAGGCGATCACCGACCGCACCGAGGCAGGCGTGCAGGCGAAGCTGGGCATGCTGAAGGCGGCCACCGGCCTGGATGTCGATGCCACCGAGGGCTGGCGGCAGATCGACGGCGTGCGGCAGGCCTTCGGTCACGGGCGCTCGTACCAGCTGCGGCCGGACCTGGATGCCGCCGAGATGGCCCGGCTGGACACGACGCACGTGCTCTTTCACAACCCGCAGGGCCTGGGCACGAATGCCGGCGCCGGCGTGTTCGAGCGGCTGAAGGTCGTGATCGACGGCGGCGGCGTGTTCGCCAGCCTGACCGACCGGGTGCGCCGTGGCGTGGCCCTCTCCGGCTCATCGGTGTCGTCGGACCTGGCCAGCGGCGGGGGCGACTATCACTTCACCCGGATCAGGTCGCGCGCGCACCAGGCCGGCAGCACGGGCGTCTACTGGAAGACCTCGACCCTGCGGCGGATGGACGCGATCACCTACGAAGGCGATATGTTCGGGCGCACCACCGGGGCCAGCGTCGAAACCTATCGCCGAGGCCAGGACGTGGACAGCTTCCGGACCGTGGCCGGCACTACGTCGAACGAGACCATCTTCAAGGGCGGCATGTCGATCTTCGACGAGCTCGACCGCATCGTCCTGTCCTCGAAGGCTGAGGTCGACGAGGCGATCAAATGGATGCAGGCCAAGGGCTACAAGGCCTGGCCGGATGGCCGCCCGCTGGCAGAAGTCATCATCACGAAGGACAAGCACCGTGCAAAGCCTTGAAGAAGGCACCCGCGACTGGCCCGGCGCCACGATCGCGATCACGGAGGGCGACGACACCATGTTCCGCCCGGCCGCGTTCGTGTTCGACGTGCCCGGCGGCGTGGCCTGGGTCGAGCCGAACTACGCGGACCCGGCCGGCGCCTCTTCGCCAGGCTTCCACGTGTGGAGAGGCGATCGCAAGGAGTGGAGCGTGTTCACCAGGCCGAACGGCAGCAGGCTGTCGGTGCTGCGCTACGACCAAGACCACCGCGACCTGATCGGCGACGCTCTCGACTGGTTCGCCGACTGGCTTAAGGCCGAGGGCCGCACCTGGGCCGAAGAACGCGAGCGAGTGCGGGCGCTGGTGGCCGACGAGCTGGTCTGACGGGTCAGCGCAGCAGCGCGCGCTCCTGCTGCTCCCGGTTGAAGATGGACCATACCCGCATGGCGATCGACTTGCGCCACTTCGCGATGATCGAGTCCTTGAAGTTCGGGTACTTGATCTTCGAGACCGCGCGCAGCATCGCGTGCGCGACCTCTTCACGTGGAACAACCGCGCGGAAGCGATAGTCGGCCGATGGCGTGACCTCCTCGACCACGCGCATGCCATTGGCCAGCGGGTTGAGGAAGCGCTCGACATCGCCCTTGAAGCGGCCGCGCACGATCAGCTTGCTGGCGTCGTCGCGGTGCTCGACGATGGAGACGAAGGCGGTGTTGGTGATGATCCACATGATCAGGCCTCGATGATGGTGATGGTGCCCGGCTGCAACTTGCGCAGGGCTGGGTTCTGGTGCTGGCGCGCGCACTCGATGTGCAGGTCGACCATCTGGCCGACGCGGCCGCTCTTGTCGCGCACGTGAAAGTGCGTCGTGCTGTCGAACGAGTTCGGGCCGATGAGCTCGCCGCACGCCGCGCAGGTCGGCAGGTACTTCAGAAAAGTGTCGTCGCCCACGGTCACGCCTTCCTGCGGCGCCTGGCCGCGAGGTACTTCGGCAGCAGGGCCCGGATGGTGGTGAGGTAGCGCGGCGCCATCGCGCGGTGCGATGCGGCCGAAGGGTCGGCAAGCCAGCCTTCGACCGCCTTGATCGACACGCCGGCGACCTCCGCGACATCGCGCTGGGTGAGGCCGCGATCGGCCATCAGCTGGCGGAGATGGTCGGCGGGCGTCGTCACTTCGGGGCGGGCAGCGCGCCCGGGTAATGCTTGGCGATGATCAGGTTCATCTTGTCGACCAGGTCCGGCCGCTTGAACGTGACGTGCCCGTTGCAGTTCTTGAAGGTGCGGATCGACAGATACTCGGTTTCCAGCACACCGGTCTTGCGCCCGGTCCACGTGTTGAAGCTCGCTGCCTGCAGCTGCGAGTTCACGCCCTGCCTGTGATCCGGCTCCGGCTTGCCGTCCAGCACGCACAGCACCCGCACCAGGTCGTCCAGCGAATCGCAGCGGCTGTAGCTGCCTGATCCCGTCAGGTAGGTGATCACGATCCGCTTGCCGAACTTCTGCGGCAGGTTCGTTTTGTAGTCCCAGGCCAGCGACTTGAAGCAGGCGATCACGCCACGCTCGAACATCTCGCCGCGGCTGTCGTGCAGCATCTTGAAGGTCGACCGGACGTTGGGCGCGTTCAGTTCGGGGATGTCGCCGGATCTGATCGCCTTGTCCCACTTCTCGCGGGCCGCCGCGTCCATCAGCGTGCGCAGGCCAGACTCGTGCATCAGGTACTGCCACGCGGCCGCGTCGACACCCAGGCGCACCAGCTTGTCGACCTCCGATCGGTCGGCCGCAGCATGTTCCCAGGCTGTGCCGTCGCGGCGCGCCCCTATGCGGCTGTCGCACACGCTTCGCTGGTTGCTGCCGCTGTTGTAGTCGGTGCCGATTGAGATCCGAGGCACGCCCAGGTGGGCGGTCGACGCAATCTTTGAGGCCTCGCGGATCAGGTCGATGGCGGCATTGATCCGCTCGACGACGGCCGCGCGCTGGTTCACCAGGTTCTCGATGCTGACGGATGGGACGAGGTCTGTTGTTGTCATTGTTGGAGTCTCCTTGCTGCGAATAGTACCCCTGCAATGCAGGGTGCACAAGTAGACGACAAGCTGGCCGACTCGTCAAGTATTTGCACCTAGGCGCGGCGGGAAGCCCCTCCTACATTCCCGCCCCATGAAGCCCTTCGAGCTTTTCAAGGCAGGCAGGCACACGGCATCGGGCGGGGCCTCGCTGTCGTTCAGTGCCGAGGATCTGCAGGCGGCCGTCGCTGCCTACGATCCTGCCGTCCACGAAGCTCCGATCGTCGTCGGCCACCCGAAGGACAACGCGCCGGCCTACGGCTGGATCAAGTCGCTGTCGTTCGCTGACGGCTCGATCACCGCCGAGCCCGCGCAGGTCGACGCCGACTTCGCCGAGATGGTCAAGGCCGGCCGCTTCAAGAAGCGCTCGGCCAGCTTCTACACTGCGGACGCGCCGAACAACCCGAAGCCCGGGTCGTACTACCTGCGCCACGTCGGCTTCCTCGGCGCGCAGCCGCCGGCCGTCAAGGGCCTGAAGGAGGTCGCCTTCTCCGATGCCGAGGAAGGCGTCGTCGAGTTCAGCGACTACGAGGCCTACGGCTTCAGCACGATCGCCGGCCTGTTCCGAGGCCTGCGCGAGTGGTTGATCGCCGAGAAGGGCGTGGACGCTGCCGACAAGGCGATCCCGAACTACCTTATCGGATCGGTCGACGATGCAGCCAAACAGGCGGCGGACTCGGCCAAGCAAGACGCAATGGCCGGCGGCGCGATGCCGGCTTTCTCTGAAGGCGACGACATGAACATCCAGCAACTGCAGGCCGAGGTGACCCGCCTGACCGCGGAGAACACCGCCCTCAAGGCGAGCCAGCTGCCGGCCGACTTCGCCGAGCGCCAGACGAACCTGGCCGCGCGTGAAGCTGCCGTCGCCGCCGCCCAGGCGAAGGCCGACCGCGCCACCGTCGAGGCCCGGGTCGACGCCGCCGTCAAGGCCGGCCGCCTGCTGCCTGCGCAGAAGAAGCACGCGGTCGACTTCGCGATGGCCCTGACCGATGGCGACGCCGTCATCGAGTTCGGCGAGGGCGACAAGGCCAAGAAGGTCAGCCAGCGCGAGGCCTACCTGCTGGACATCGAGTCGCGCGGCAAGGTCATCGAGTTCGGCGAGCTGTCCAGCCACACCGACACTGGCGACGGCCGCCCACCCATCCATGCCGTGCAGCAGACCCTGGCTGATCAGGTCTTCAGCGGCGGCAAGAAGGCCGCTGCCTGACCAGCGCACCCCAACTGACGAGGTACACCGACCATGACCACCTACACCGAAGCAGCCCGCGGCCTGGAGTTCCTGCTGTGGGAGCAGGAAGAGGGCTACAGCCGAGAGCAGGTCACGTTGACCGCGTCCCAGGGCGCACTGTTGGCCGGCACCGTCATGGCCAAGGTCACCGGTACCGGCAACTACGTCCCGTATGACGACGACGCGAACGGCACCACCGCCGGCACCGGCATCGCCGCCGGCATCCTCTGCTATGACGTTGCCAACAGCGGTTCGACGCAGCCGGTCGTGATCATCGCCCGCCAGGCCATCGTCAAGTCGGCGCTGCTGGTGTGGGAGGCGTCGAACGACAGCACCGAGAAGGCCGCGGCCGTCGTCGAGCTGACGGCGCTGGGCATCCTGGTGCGCTGAAGCGCCGGCACTGAGACCACGAACGGAGCATCGACATCATGGACATCTACACCGACTTCTTCAACCGCTCGGAGCTGCTGCGCGTCCTCTCGCTGCAGCCCTACACCCCGGGCCAGCTGGGCGCGCTGGGCATCTTTCAGTCGGTCCCGCTGTCGAGCACGATCTTCGCGGTCGAAGAACAGCCCAAGGATGCCGGCCGGCTGTTGACGGCGATGCAGCGCGGCGCGCCTCGGCAAGTCAACACCCAGGACAAGCGCAAGGTGCACACCTTCGCGGTCACCGATCAGTACGGCGACCAGGCTTCGGTGATGGCTGACGAGGTGCTGAACGCCCGCAGCGGCATCACCGGCGCGAAGGATGTGGTCGAGAACCGCCGCGCCGTCCAGATGGCCAAGCTGCGCCGCACCATGGACCGCACGCACGAGGTGCTGCGCATGACCCGCCTGCTGAGCCCGGCTTCCACAGAGTTCGGCTCGGCCGGCTCGTCGGCGATCCTGGCGGTGCAGACCGATGCCACGAAGACCCGCAAGGAGATTTTCGACAAGATCATCGTGCCGATGGAGTCCGCGCTGGACGGCCGCACCTACACCAGCATCCTGGTGCTGTGCAGCGACGGCTACTGGTCGGACCTCATGGACAACAAGCAGATCCGCGACACCTACGTGAACTGGGAACAGGCCCAGCTGGCGCGCAGCGGCCTGCAGGGCGAGAACGGCTCGATCGCGCCGCCGTTCCCCTGGGGCGACGTGGTGTGGCAACGCTACCGCGGCACCAGCGACTGCAAGATCCCCGACAACGAGGCCCGCGCAATCCCGCTGGGCGTCGATGACCTGGCCTGGCAGGCGTTCGCGCCGAACACCACGGTCGAGTCGGTCGGGTCCGGCGCCATGGGCCAGCCGTACTACGTCGGCAGCAAGCCCATCACCGACAGCCAGGGCACCCTGGGCTGGGAGATGTCGATCCAGTCGCATGTGCGCATGGTCTGGGGCCGCCCGGGCTGCGTCCTGCCGCTGACCAAGTCCTGACCCGAGGACGGCGAGAGCCAGCCGCAACCAGCAGGGGCGCGCGGCGCCCCTGTTTCACTTCCGGAGCACTGACGCATGGCCTCACTCATTTTCAATCGAGCGCTGGAGCTCTGGGCCCGGGGCTCAATCGACTTCGACACCGACCCGTTCAAGGTGCTGCTGACGACCTCGGCGTACACCGAGAACAAGGACACGCACGACTTCCGCGACGATGTGACCAACGAGGTCACGGGCACCGGCTACACGGCCGGCGGCAACACCGTGACGGTCAGCGTGACGCTCGACACCGCGAACGACCGGGTCGACATCAGCCTGGGCGGCACGACCTGGCCCACGTCGACGATCACCGCGCGCAAGGGCGTGTACTACAAGGCCCGCGGCGGTGCCTCGTCGGCTGATGAGCTGTTGGCGGTCAACGACTTCGGCTCGGACGTGGTGACCAGCGCAGGCACGTTCACGCTGAACGCCAGCACGCTGCGCATCCAGAACTGAGGCGAACCATGACCGATCCCAACACCACCACCGTGTCGATCAACCTGTCCGAGCTGAGCCTCGAGCAGCTGGTGCAGCTGTCCCAGGGCCTGGGCAGGAAGATCGACGCCCTGCGCGACCAGCGCGCCTACCTGTCCATCAAGATCGCCGAGCGCGTGGCCAAGGGCGAGCGCACTTGCACCGACCCCGCAATCGTCGGCGAGGTCGAGACGATCACCGCCGCCGACGTGGGCGTGCTCGATGCCAGCGCGCCTGGCGCCGACATCGACGTCTCTGCCGGCTGAAGACATGCCGAGGAATGGCATGTCGCAGATCCCAACTCCCAGCGACTTCGCTGCGCTTGTTGATCTGCAGCAACGCCAGGAGGCGCAGATCCGAGTGATCGCTGCGGGCCATGTCCAGCTCGTGGACCAGATCAGCGAGATCACGGTAACGCTCCGACACCAGGATGAGCGAATCGCGGTCAACGACATGCAGCTGAGGCGGATTGAAACCGCCGTCGGCGAGAACACCGAACTGACTCGCGACATCAGGGACGCGATCACGGCCGGACGGGTCGCCGGCAGTCTGGTGCGATGGATGGCGGCCACCGTCGTCACGCTGTCGGCCGCCTGGCTGGCACTGAAGGGATTCTGGAAACCATGACCAAGCAACAAAATCCGACCGAGCCCGGCGTCGTGTTCGTGCGCATCAAGGGCAAGCGCAACGAGCAGGCGCACTGGTTCGACGGCCGCAACTTCTCGCGGGCCGGGTACGACTCGACGGCCGACGCGCACGCGGCCAGCCAAGGCGGCAAGCGCGTGCTTGTCGGGGGCGCGATCCTGCCCAAGGCCACCGAGCTGACCTGGCGGCCTGTCAAGGGCTGAGGGAGGACACATGCTGATCGAAGGCGGATTCCAATGGTGGTGGCGCAAGTACAGCGCCGCTGCGTTGGCGGCGATCATCTCGATCCAGGCCGCCTGGAAGATGAGCGCCGACCTGCAGGCGCTGCTGCCCAAGGACTGGCTCGACACGGCCACGCTGATCCTGGCCGTGCTGGGCTTCATCGGCCGCTTCATCGCACAGACGCAGACCACCAAGGACGACCCGCGGTGATCACCCTGGCCCACTACTTCCGCGACTTCGAGCGCACGCATGGGCTGCTGCTGAGCGTAGATCTGCGGGCCAATGCTGCACGCACGGTCGACCTGGCCAATCGCCTGATGGTGATGGCCAAGGGCGCGGGCGTGACGCTGGTTCAGATCCCCGGCACCGACAGCATCGTCCCCAGCGGCTGGCGGCCGGCCGACTACAACGCCACGCTGCCGAACGCCAAGCCGCGCAGCCTGCACATCACCTGCGAGGCGATAGACGTGAACGACCCGGACGGCGACCTCGACGAGTGGCTGATCACGCCGGATGGCCAGCGTGTGCTGACCGACCTGGTGCTGTGGCACGAGCACCCGGCCGCCACCAAGGGCTGGGCACACCTGCAGACCAAGCCGCCACGCTCAGGCCGGCGGACCTTCTACCCGTGAGGCCACCGCCATGACTCGCTTCCTCATCATCGCCATGGCCACCATCGTGCTGAGCGGCTGCAGCGCGTTCAAGGGCACCTTCGAGAACCGCCTCGCGTGCTCCATGGACGGCATCGAGGCCTACTTCGTCAGCAAGTACGGCTGGCTTGGAATCAGCGCCGAGGTGGCCCAGAAGGACGCCTCGCTGGTGTGCGCACCGAGGGTGATCATCATGAAGGCAGCGGGGGCGTGAGCATGCTCGCAAACGACGCGCTCAGCGATGTGGCCGCGGCGGATGCTGCGGTCCGTTGGCTGGTGCTGCTGGCGGTGGTGCTGGCCATGGTCGCCATCGGGCTGGGCGCCGCGCTGTACGCCACGCGCCAGGAGCTGAAGCGCTCCCACAGGCTGTGCATGCACGCGTGGGTGAGCCTGGGCGCAGAACAGAGGACCGTGAAGCGCGGCCAGCAGGAACGAGATCAGCTGGTGCTGCAGATCGACCGGATGCTGACCCGAATCACTGAACTGCAAGAGGCCGCCAGGATCCTAGGCGGTCTGGCCGGCGAGCAACTCGACCGCATGAGCGCGGAGGCTTCTGGTCTGAGCCAGGTGCGGCGAGACTGGTCAGGCGCTTCAGTTGCGCAGGACACATGATGCATTCGAAGGCCCGCATGACCGCAATGGAGTAGACCATGGCCCAATTTCTGATTTTCAACGGCCCAGCGCCGACCACGGCCGCTCTTGCCAGCGTGACAACCGGCACTGCGATCAAGACGCTGTTGCAGTTCAAGCCCAGCGCAACGCTCCCTGGCAAGATCATCGCCTGGGGCATCTCGTTCGATGGCGCGGCAGACGCAGCAAAGATCAAGTGCGAGTTGATCGAAGTCGACGTGGCTGCAACTGTCACCGCGTCCGTGGCTGCGGACTTGACGAAGCTCGACGCTGCCGCGCTGGCCTGCGGCGATCCGACGACCAATTTGATCCAGGTCGGCACCACATCTACTGGCTACACCGCGACGGCAGAGGGAAGCATCACCGCGACGCGCTTGCTTGACGCTCAACTGGTGTCGCCAGCCGGTGGCTACGGCATCCAGTTCCCGTTAGGACAAGAGCCGCTGATTCAAGTCGCCAAGTTCGCGCGCATCCGCGTCCTGGCGGCTGCCGCAGTCAATGCCTACTGCTGGATGCGCGTCGAGATCTGATCGTGGCCGAATTGCTCATCAAGGCGCGCGACGCCAGCCACGACGATCCGGAGACGGACCGCCGCGGCTGCTACAAGCGCGGCGACGTGGTGACGGTGCAGGACGACGGGCACCCGTGGGGCCGCAAAGAAGGGTTGCCTAACTTCATCATCCTGCGCATCCCCGGTGCCGCGCGAGCGCTGGCCGAACGGCTGGCCGATGAGCAGGACGACGACGACAGCGGCACCCTGCTGCAGGATGCGGACGGCATGCGAGGCAGGCACCGCCGCCGCCGCTGGCGCATCGACATCGACGACCTGCCGGCAGCCGTGCGGACCGCGCTGATGACCACCGGCGCGGCACCCATCACCCGGGTGCAGATCCGCACCCGGCTCAAGCGCAAGCGCGACGGCGCTCTATTCACTGACCTGTGAGGACACCATGCACCTGATGCTCTATGTAGGCGACGAGGGGTTTACCGACATCGACCTGCGCGATGGCGACATCTTCGCCGTGCAGCCCGACGACTGGACCCCCGGCTCGAAGGAAAAGCAGCGCTACTTGATCGTCAAAACGCCGGACTTCACTGGCCCGTGGGACGAGCTGGTCAAGTCCGAGTACATGCAGGGCCCGGGCGAGGCGCCGGTGATCCGGCGCATGCGCTCGTACCGCGTCGACTACGTGCCGCTGCTGGACGCGGAGGAGCTGGCCGCAACGCGCGACCGCGCAGTTGCCGTCGAGCCCATCGTTGGCCGCTTCACCCTCGGTCACATCGCCCGAAAGTGACGTGGGAGGGGCGCGAGCAGCCGCTGCATCGCTGCTCTCACCCCGGGTGCCCGACGAACAAAAGACCCAAGCCGAAACAACCACCGAAGCGCTGACCCGTGGCCACTGAAGTCATCAGCACGATCCGCTCATCAGGGGGCGACTACACGACCCTGTCCGCGTGGGAGGCTGGCGAGCAGGGCAATCTGGTCACGGCTGACGAGATCCGCACGGCCGAGTGTTACGACGACTGGCCGAGTGGGCTGGCGGACAACGTGTCTATCGTTGGCAGCACGGTGGACTCCACGCGCTACATGCGGATTACCGTGGCGGCTGGGCATCGCCACAACGGGACGCCGCAGACCGGGTTTTTCCTCAAAAAGTCAACCGGGTTCAGCGGTCTGATCTACAACGATCAGAGCTACACGCGGATGTCGTGGCTGGACGCGGAGAACACGCACACCACCACGAATTTGGTCTACCGGATCGGAAACGTCACCGCACCGAAGATGGAGAACTGCCTGGGCAAGAGCGCAGGCAGTGGCGGGGTAGTGTTTGCGGACATCGCCAACACAGCGAAGCTGATTTGCTGTCTGGCCTATGGGTCCGCGACCGGGTTCGCGGTCACGTCCGGGGTCACGACGACCACGCTGCTGAACTGCGTCGCTGCAGGATGCACCACTGGATTCTTGCGCTCGATCGGCACGACCAAGAATTGCGTCGCTTACAACAACACCACCAACTGGGGTGCTGGTACGCCCGAGGCAGCCAGCACCAACAATGCCACCAGCAGCGGCAGCGACGATGCGCCGGGTGGCAGCAGTGTGATCAGCGTTGCCAGCGGTGATTTCGTCAACGCTGCGGCGAATGACTTCCACCTGTCCAGCGGGTCTGTGCTGATCGGCGCTGGCGCGAATCTCACCAGCGATTTCACGATCGACATCGACGGCGACACGTGGCCCAGCAGCGGCGCGTGGGACATCGGGTTTGATCGCTATGTGTCTGCCGGTGGGGGCGCGGTCGTGCCCGGCGCCAACTACCGCAGGTACGGTCAGGCCGTGAACCGCGCCAGCACTTACTGACATGGCCCGCGCAGGTCGCTCATTCCCGATCCAGGCTTGGCGCCGGTACCCGGCGCCGGCTGGCGGTGGTGGCGCGACAGCCACAGGCCAGACGATCACTGCCACGGCAAGCCTGATTGCTGGATCTGCGAGCGGCGAGGTCAACGCTACCTCTAGCGGCGTGACGCTGACAGCGACTGCCAGCCTCGTACTGGGCTCGGCCAGCGGCAGCGCGACCGCGGCCGGCCAGACGCTCACGGCAACCGCAAGCCTGCTGGCCGGCAGCGCCACCGGCGAGGTCAACTCTACGGCCACGGGCCAGACGCTCACGGCCACCACCAGCCTTGTCGCCGGCTCAGCGTCGGGCGGCAACGCTGGCACGGCCGCAGGCGCAACGGTCACCGCCACCGCCTCGCTCATCGCTGGCGTGGCCACCGGCGAGGTCAACGCGACGGCGGCTGGCACCACGCTGAGCGCAGGCGTCAGCCTGATCGCCGGCTCTGCATCCGCGGCCAACGACGCCACGGCATCCGGCGTGGTGATCGAGGCCTCGGCCTTGTTCATCGCCGGCTCGGCAACTGGCAACGCCGGCGCCACCGCGCCTGGCGTCGTGATCAGCCTGCAGGCCTTGCTGGTAGCGGGCAGCGCCTACGGGCCGAACATGTCGGCCTCGCCAGGGTTCATTGCCGCAGGCACCCCGCGCCGCTACAGCGCCACGCGGTCAAAGCCGATCTTCGAGGCCGCCATCGGCGCGGACGGCCGCAACCTACCGAGGCGCAGGGCATGACAACGCGATTCGACAGCAAGGACCCAAGCGAGAGCGTGAGGGTCGGTTTCGACTACACGCGCCTGGGCGTTCCCGGCAATCCTGATGTGCAGGTCACAACGCGCGTTGGTGAAGACGCCAGCCCTGGCTCGATCAAGTCGGGCAGTGCGATCGTCAACGGGTACTGGGTGTACCAGGCAGTGATCGGCGGGCTGGACGGCGTCGACTACGACTTCAAGTGCTTCGCCGACGTGGGCTCAGAGCGGCTGCTGATCGACGGAATCTTGCCGGTGCGCGCGAAGCCGCCACGGCCCTGAACGGAGGCACATCGATGGCCTACATCACAGACCAAGAGTTCGAGCAGGCGTTCGGCGATGAAGAGCTGGCCGACCTGACCGGTGACGGTTCGGAGTTCGCAAAGGTCGCAGAGGCTGCGTCCAGCCTGATCAACGGCTACATCGCTTCGAAGTACACGCTACCCCTGCTGACCGTTCCCGACGTGGTCAAGGGCTGGGCCCTGGACATCACGCGTTACCGGCTTTGGGACGAAGCCGCACCAGCGGAGGTGCGCCGTCGGTACGAGGACGCGCTGCAGCAGCTGCGCGACCTGGCCGCCGGCCGCCTGGCGCTGCCGCCCGGTGTCGACGGAACGCCTTCGACTGGGGGCTTCGAGTCCGAGGGCTTCGCTGACGAGCGGGTCTTCACGGCCACCACCCTCGAGGACTTCTGACCGTGGGCAAGATCGTCTTCCGCATCGACGACAGCAAGGCCACCGCCAAGCTGAAGCTGCTGCAGTCGGCGATCGACAACCCGCAGCCGGTGTACGCCACGGTCGGCCGGGTGCTGGTCAACCGCATCCGCCTGTGCTTCAAGCTCGGCATCGACCCGTGGGGCAACCCATGGCAGGCGCTGAAGTTCCGCAAGGGCCAGCCGCTGCGCGACACCGGGCGGCTGAACCGCTCCATCGTGTCGAAGGTCGACGCCACCGGCGTGACGGTGGGCACGAACCTGATCTATGCGCCGGTCCACCAGTTCGGGGCCACCATCGTGCCGAAGAACAAGCCGCGCCTGGTGTTCCCTGGCCCGAACGGCAAGCTGATCTTCGCCAAGAAGGTGACCATCCCGGAGCGCCCATACATGCCGCTGCGGCGCGGCGCAACGGAGGTGGCCCTGCCGCCCGATTGGGCACTGCTGGTGATCCGCTCGATCAAGAGCTACCTGCAGCACGCGCCCGACAAAGCGAAGGCCTGACCCCATGTTCCACGACACCGAACAGAAGATCGTCGACCGCCTGAAAGCTGTGCTTGGGACGGAGGTGTACGTCGACACCCTGCACGCGATCGAGAGCGTGCCTGAGCTGCGCCAGAAGGCGCCGGCCGTGTGGGTGATCTATGACGGCTTCAGCGTCGGGTCGATGGTCGGGTCCGGCTCGGTGCAGCAGATCACGCAAGAGTGGTTCGTTGTCATCGCCGCGAAGTCGGCGAAGGGCCGCGGCGACAGCAGCGCAGCGCGCGACGAGGCCGGCGAGATCGCCCTGCAGGTGCTGCAGGCCCTGCTGGGCTTCCACCTGGGCGGCGGCAAGTATTTGCACCTGTCAGATGCGCCGGGTCCTGAATACAGTGCCGGCTACGCTCATTTGCCCCTGGCCTTCACCAACGCGGCCACCTTCAAGGGCCAGACCTGATCACTGGAGAAACCCATGGCCACTGACTACAGCTACATCGGCATCGGCAAGATCTACCTCCGCGAGATCGGTGCGTCGCTCGGCTTCCTCGAAGTGGGCAACTGCTCGGCCCTCGGCTTCGGCGTCACCGAGGAAGAGAAGAAGCTCAAGGACTTCACCGAGCCAGGCGGCGGCACGCGCAACAGCGTCAAGCGCATCGACGCGGTGACCGCCAGCTTCACGATGCACGACATCAACGCGAACAACCTGGCGCGCGCCCTGTATGGCACGGTCTCCGCGGTGGCATCGGCCGGCGTGGTCGATGAGGCTCACACGGTCTACGAAGACACGTTCGTGCCCCTCACCTTCATGCCTGCCGCGTCACCGGTGCCGACCGTTGTCGGGGCGCCTGACGCCGCGACCAGGGCGAACTCGACGGCCTACGCGCTGGGCGACTTCATCAAGCCGGCCACGCCGAACACCTTCTTCTACGTCGTGACGGTGGCAGGCACTTCGGCCGGCTCGCCGCCGACCTTCCCGACCACGATCGGCGGCAGTGTTGCCGACGGCACGGCCACCATCGTCTGCGCCGGCCTGCTGGCGCCGGCGTCCGGTACCGACTACGAGGTCCGTGCTGGCGGCCTCTTTGTCCTGGCTGACCGGGTCTTCGGCGGCGTGCCTTGGGAGATCAGCTACACCAAGGCAGCCGCCGACGTGATGAACGCGCTGACCAGCTCGGGCAAGGAATACGAGATGGTCTTCGACGGCCTGAACGAGGCCCGCAGCGGCAAGCGCACGCGCGTCACCGCCTACCGCGTGAAGCCCGGTGCGCTGCAGAACCTGGGGCTGATCGGCGAGGACTACGCCGCGCTCGAGGTGTCCGGTGAGGTGCTGCAGGACACCACCAAGGTCGGCGCCGGGATCTCGAAGTACCTCAAGGTCGAGATGGAAGCCTGACCGTGACCGGCATGACGCGCGACGAGTTCAGCGCCATCGAGCCGGCAGCACTGGGCGCCGTCGACATCGGCGACGAGGCGAACGGCACCGCCCAGCGCGTCGTCGTCAGGGCGCTGAAGGTTGGCCAGCTTCCAGCCTTCGCGCGCGCTGTGCGGCCGCTGACGGCGCAGGTCGAGGCGCTGATCGCCGGCGGCCTGTCGGTGAACGCCGTGCTGGCGCTGCTGGAGCAGCACACCGACAAGGTCGTCGAGGCCCTGGCGGTGGCCACCGGTGCGTCGTCTGCCGCGCTGAACGACAGCAGCGTCGAGCAGATCGGCGAGCTGCTGCTGGCCGTGCTGGCGGCGAACAAGGATTTTTTGCGCGGCCGGCTGACGGCAGCCCTTCGGACGGCCGCGACGTTGAACCCTGGGGCTGGGCAGACACCGTCGCAGCCCTGAAGGCGTCCGGGTCGTGGTCGCTCGACGAGATCAAGGGGCTGACGCTTGAGCAGGTTCGCGACTTCCTGACGGCAGCCGACAGGCAGCAGCGCGACCGCCGGCTCGGCGACGCGATCGCCGCACGGATGGCCCAGGCCGAAGGCAAGCACTGGAAGGCCTACGTGAAGGGGATCAAGGGTGGCCGCTGACCTTACCTTCCGCATTGGTGCGGAACTCACCGAGATCAAGGGCGCTCTGGCGGGCCTGAAGAAGGACATCGCCAGCGTCGGCCAGGCCGCCAATGCATCCGGCGGCCAGCAGACCTTCAAGGGCGTCGAGGGAGGCGCACGCGCGGCGCTGGGCGGCGTGGCTCGCTTGGTGGCCGGCTTGGTGACGCTGGCCGGCGTGATCAAGCTGATCGGCGCGGCCGACGAGTTGAACACGCTGAACGCGCGCATCAAGCTCGTCACCAACAGCACCGAGGAATACAACCGGGCGCAGGTCGCCCTGTTCGACCTGGCGCAGCGCACGCGCAGCAGCCTAGGCTCGACGATCGACCTCTACGCCAAGATCGCCCAATCGACCAAGGACGCCAATGTCGGCCAGGAGGTGCTGCTCTCGGTCGTCGAGACCATCAACCAAGCCGTGCAGCTCTCCGGCGCCAGTGCGCAGGCCGCCGAGGCAGCGCTGGTGCAGTTGGGCCAGGGTCTGGGCAGCGGCACGCTCCGCGGCGAGGAACTGAACAGCGTGCTCGAGCAGACGCCGGCTCTGGCCGACGCGATCGCCAAGGGCATGGGCATCACCCGGGCCGAGCTGCGAAAGTACGGCGAGGAAGGCAAGATCACCAGCGAGCAGGTGATCAAGGCCCTGCTGGCGCAGCGCGACGTGGTGGCCGAGCAGTTCGCCTCGCTGCCGCTGACCGTGGGCCAGTCGGTCACGCTGCTGAAGAACGCCGGCCTGCAGCTGCTGGGCGCCTTCGACGACAGCAGCAAGGCCACCTCCGGCCTGGCCAGCGTGATCAAGGACCTGGCCGACTACCTGGCCAGCGATGAGGCGGCCGGCGCCGCGGTCGAGTTCGCCGCCACCTGGTCGAACGCCTTCCGCCTGTTCGTCGACGACGTCAAGGATGCGGTGCGCATCGTGCGCGAGGCGACCGGCGACATCGTCGGCAGCAGCGAGGATCTGGTCAGCATCGTCGCGCGCGCCTTCCGCGAGCTGCCGGTCAACGTGCGCACCGGGATCCAGATCGTGACCGTACAGGCGGCCGCGATGTTCGACCGCCTGGTGTCATACGCCACCTTCGTGAAGGACAACTTCAAGGCGATCTTCACCAACGACACGCAGGACGCGGCCTTCGCGCGGTTCCAGCGGCGCAATGCGGCAATCGCGGAGGCCGCCAGTTCAACCGTCGACGACGCCTTGGCCGAGCGCGACAAGGCCCTGGCAGACGCGAAGGCAGCCGGCACCGAGGCGCAGCGCCGGCGTCAGCAGGCGCGCAACACGCGCGGCAGCACCAGCCTGGGCACCTTCAAGCCGCAGACATCCGACAAAGACAAGGCCAAGGCCGACGCCCTGCGCAAGGCCGAGATCGACAGCCAGGAACGGCTGCTGAAGGACTCGTCGCAGCGGCAGATCAGCATCCTCCAGGAGCTCTACGAAGACGCCAAGATCGCGGCGGCCGACTACTTCAGCCGGCGCCAGGCGCTGGAGATCGAGGGGCTGGATCGCGCGATAGCCATCGAGCGGCAGCGCGCGGCAGCCGGCGGCGCCGAGAGGGTCAAGGCGCTGGCCGACATCGAACTGCTGGAGCGCCAGAAGGGCGACGTACAGCGCCGCATCCAGCGCGAGCAGGCGGCCGATGCACGCAAGCTCGACGCCGAGCTGGCCCAGGCCCGGGCGCAGGAGGCCGAAAACGAAGGCCGCACCGCCGACGCGGCGCGCATCCGCCTTGAGGCCCAGTACCGCGACCTGCTGGCCCGGATGGAAGCCGATGGCAACGCGGCCGGCGCGCGGCTGATCCGCGGCCTGATCAACACCGGCGTGGCAAAGGCGCAGTTTGACGAGATCAGGCGGCAGGCCGAGGCCGTGTTCGCGGACCTGGAGCGCCAGCGCGGTCGCATTGCTGGCCTTGTGGACACCGGCGCGATCACGCCGGAGCAGGGCCGGACCCAGGGCCAGGCCGCGCAGGTGGACGCCGCCGCGCGCCTAGCGCCCATCAATGCGCAGCTGCAGGAGCTGGCTGGCACCCTGAAGGACCCCGGGCTGGTGCAGGCAGCGAATGACCTGGGCGACGCGATCGGCCGGATCGGGCAGGGGCCTCTCACCGGCCTGGATGCGGCTATCGTCAACCTGCGCAAGAGCCTGGACGACATGAGCCAACAGTTCGCGCAGACGGCCACGAACGCAGGCGTCGACGCGGTGACGCAGCTGTTCACCGACCTGGCCAGCGGCAGCAAGTCGGCCGGGGAGGCGCTGCGCGACTTCGTGCGCAACTTCGCCACTTCGATGGTGCAGATCGCCGCGCGCGCGTTGGCCACCTACGCGGTGCTGACGCTGCTGGATGCGGCCTATCCTGGCCTCGGAAAGATCGTCGCCGCCGGCGCATCGGTCGGTGCCAACGTCAAGCACGGCGGCGGCATGGCCGGCACCGGCGCGACCCGTCAGGTGCCGGCCTGGGCCTTCGCCGGCGCCCCGCGCTTTCACGGCGGCAGCGGTGTGCTGGGCCTGAAGCCCGACGAGATCCCGGCGATCCTGCAGACCGGTGAACGGGTGCAGTCCCGCGCCGAGGTGGCGTCGATGCAGGGCGGCGGCGGTGGCACCCGGATCATCAATGTGATCGACCCGAACCTGGTGCAGGACTACCTGACCAGCGCGGCCGGCGAGCGCACGATCGTCAACGTGATGCAGCGCAACGCCGGCGCGGTGAAGCAGGCCCTGGCGTGAGGTCCCGGCATGCCCGCTGATGTCGTCGTCGATGGCCTGACCTGCGTCCCGTGGGTGTACCGGCCGGGAGACCAGGTGCTTGAGCGCCTGGAGTGGCTGACCGACGTGATCCCGGCCTACGATGGCTCGGAGCAGCGCATCCGGCTGCGCGGATCGCCCCGGCGCGCGTTCGAGGGCGAGTTCCTGCTGAGCGGCCGCGACCGGCGCACGGCCGAGAACCTGCTGCACGGCTCTCAGGCGCGAGATTGGGCTGTGCCGGTGTGGATGGACGCCCAGACCCTCTCGGCGCCCGTTTCTGGTGGCAGCACCGTGCTTTCGGTGGACACCACCACCCGGGACTTCCACGCCGGCGGCGCGGTGTACGTCGGCACCGGGCCGGACGCCTTCGAGGTTAAGTCGATCGCGAGCCTGACGTCGTCGAGCATCACGCTTTCCGTGGCGCTGGGGGCTGGCTGGCCGGCCGGCACCGAGGTGCTGCCGCTGCGCGCGGCGCGCATGCCGGCCGACTTCCGGCTGTCGCGCTTCGACTTCGACACGATCTACGGGCGGGTGCGCTTCGAGTGCATCGGCGGCGACGACGGCGTGACGGGCGCCGACCCGGGGCCCACCTACCGCAGCGCGCCGGTGCTCACGCTGCGGCCGAACTGGACCGAGGACGTCGACGCCCGGCTGCTGCGCAAGCTGGCGGCGCTGGACGCCGGCACCGGGCCGCTGTTCTATGACGACGAGTCGGACGGGCCCGTGCGCCAGCAGTCGCACCGGTGGCTGCTGTCCGGGCGCGCCGAGATCCACGCCTTCCGGCAGTGGCTGTACGCCCGCCAGGGCCGCTTGGTGGACTTCTGGCTGCCATCCTGGGCCGCCGACCTCGTGCTGGTGGCCTCGGCCGGCTCTGGCGCCACGCAGATCGACGTGGAGGCCTGCGGCTACACCGACCGCGTGGCGCAGGACATCGGCCGGCGCGACATCCGCATCGAGCTGGCCAGCGGCTCGTCGATCACCCGGCGCATCACCGCCAGCACCGTCGTCAGCGCCAGCGTCGAGCGGCTGACCATCGATTCCGCGCTGGGCACGGCCATCGCGCCGGCCGACGTGGTGCGCATCACCTTCCTCGACCGGGTGCGCCTGGACGCCGACGCCGCGGAAATCGCCTGGTGGACATGGGACACGGCCGAGTCGCGGCTGCTGACAAGGGGCTCACGCAATGATCTGTAGCACGCCATGACGTACAACGCCCGAGAGATCAGCACCGCCGACGGCGCGCCAGTCGAGCTGTACACCTTCGTCACCGGCGCCATCACCCGGCGCTACACCTCGGCCGATGCCGACATCGTGGTCGACGGCAACACCTACACCGCGGCGGTGCTGCAGCGCTCGGCCATCACCACCACCGCCGAGCGCGCGCGCAACGCGCTGCAGATCACATGCGCGCGCGACTTCCCCATCGCCGAGCTGTTCCGGGTGGCGCCGCCGTCGGAGATCATCGCGCTGACCGTGCGTCGGGTGCACCGCGGCGACACCGACGTGGCCGTCGGGTGGATGGGCCGGGTGGTCAACTGCGAATGGCAGTCGGGCAGCACCGCGCGCCTGAACTGCGAGCCGGTGTCGGCATCGCTGCGGCGCATGGGCCTGCGGCGCAAGTACCAGCGGCAGTGCCCGCACGTGCTCTACCTGCAGGGCCCTGGGCAGTGCAACGTGGTCCGGGCAAGCCACAGCACCACCACCACGATCACCAGCGTCACCGGCCTGCTGATCGGCGTAGCCTCGCTGCCGTCCAAGCCCTGGCCTGGGGGCTTCGCCGAGTGGACGCTGCCCGACGGCAGCATCGAGCGCCGCTTCATCGAGGCCCAGCCCTCGGCCGGTGTGCTGAAGATCACCCAGGCCTTCCAGGGCATCACCATCGGCCAGACCGTGACCATCAGCCCGGGCTGCGACCACACCCAGGCCACCTGCATCGCCACCTACTCCAACGGCGACAACTACGGCGGATTCCCCTTCATCCCGTTGAAGAACCCCTTCAACGGCACGCCGGTCTACTGACCCACCGACGAGGCACGCCATGGATCCATGGACCGCTTTCTACCTTCTCATCGTCGCGGCGCTGATCTCCTATGCGCTGGCCCCGAAGCCGCCGTCGCCGAAGCCCGCCAGCATCGAGGACTTCGACATCCCGACGGCCGAGCAAGGGCGCGAGATCCCGGTGGCCTTCGGTACCGTCACCGTGACCGGGCCGAACGTCATCTGGTACGGCAAGCTCGGCACCGAAGAGATCGTGGCGTCAGGCGGCAAGAAGTGAACGCAGAAGACCCGCTCGTCATGGTGCGCCACTGCACGGCCGGCGGCGCTCGGTACTGCGCGCCAGGCTTGCGCGCCTTCTGCCGCCGGCACGGCCTGGACTTCCGCGCCTTCCTGCGCGGTGGCCTGCCGGCCAGCGTGATCGAGCGGACAGGGGACGCGATGGCCCAGTGCGCCGTGGCCAACGCCCGGGCGGAAGTGGCAGAGAGGGCTGACCATGGGCAGCAGTAGCAGCAGCCGGGTCGCTGGCTACCGGTACAAGATGGGCCTGCACTTCGGCATCTGCCAAGGCCCCATCGACCGCCTGCGCAGCATCATCGTCGGCGAGCGCATCGCCTGGCAGGGTGGCAAGACCGACAACGCGAGCTTCCGCGTCCAGGCCCAGCAGCTGTTCGGCGGCGACGAGCGCGAGGGCGGGATCGCGGGCGACGCGGTGGCCATGTTCGGTGCCAACACCCAGACGCTGCCGGGCGCCGTGGCTGCGCTGCTGCCGTCCCCATCGCCAGCCTTCCGGGGCGTGTTCACGCTGGCCTACGATGGCCTGATCGGGTCGAACAACCCGTATATCAAGCCCTTCGCCTTCAAGGTGCAGCGCACCCTGGCCGGCTGGAACGCCGGGCCCTGGCTGCCGGACAAGTGCGAGATTGGCGCGCTGGGCGCCGAGACCTTCTCTTTCACGGTGCTGCAGTCGCGGTTTGCCGGCGGCGATGCGTCCGACGAGAGCGGCTTCCTGCACGGCGCACCGACGCAGTCTGGCGGCTCGGTCACCTCGAGCGGCTTCCGCGTCGACAGCGACAACGCGGCGACCCCTTCGACCCCTTCGACCCTCACCTATGACTGGCCCGGGTTCGGTGACGCAGGGGTCGGGCCGCTGACGCTGGAGTTCTTCATCGAGTGGGAGGCCACGCCGAACATCGCATACACGCCCTGCGTGCGCCTGATCACCGACACCACCAACGTGTCGGGCACGACCCAGGACTTCGGCTTCACCGGCAGCGGTGGCGCGATGGTGTACAACGATGCGGGCTTCGGCGTCGAGTACAGCGGCAGCGTTGCGCCAGTGTTCCCGGTGCACTGCGCGGTGGTGCTGGACGACGACGAGAAGTCGGTCTACATCGGCGGCACGCGGGTGCACAACGCGACCGGTGCGATTCCGCCCAGCGCGAACCCGATGCGCCTGATCCTGGGCGACCCGGCAGGCTACACGTCGGGCCTCACGCGCTTCAGCATCAGCGGCTTCCGCGTGCGCCGCGAGGCCCTGTACTCCGGCGCCACGATCACGCCGCCGACATCGATCCCTGACCCTGACGTGGCGGCCGCGCAGACCGGCAACGTCGCGATGAACCCGGCGCACATCATCTACCAGTGCCTGACCGATCCGGTGTGGGGCATGGGCTACCCGACGGCCACCATCGGGTCGACCTTCGAGGATGCCGCGAATGCGCTGTACGACGAGGGCTTCGGCCTGTGCCTGCTGTGGAACAAGCAGGAGGAGCTGGGCGCCTTCATCCGCATCGTGCTGGACCACATCGGGGGCGTTCTCTACGCCGATCCGAAGACCGGGCTGTTCGAGCTGAAGCTGTTGCGCGCGGACTATGACCCAGGCACCCTGCCGGTGTTCGGGCCGACCGAGATCCGCGAGGTCGAGAGCTTCCAGCGGGTGGGCTACGGCGAGACCATCAACGAGATCACGGTGGTGTTCCGCGATGTCGAGACCAACAAGGACACGCCAGTCACGGTGCAGAACCTGGCCAACGTGCAGGCCCAGGGCGCCGTCGTCAGCACAACCCGGCAGTACCCTGGCCTGCCCAGCGCCGACCTGGCCCTGCGGGTGGCGCAGCGCGACCTGATCGCAGCATCGACTCCGCTGGCTAAGGGGCGGGTGACCATGAACCGCGAGGCTTGGTCGCTGGTGCCCGGCGGGGTGTTCAAGCTGAGCTTCCCTAAGCTGGGCCTGGACAGCGTCGTGGTGCGGGTGCTGGACATCGACTACGGCGAGCTGGCCGACGGGACTGTGTCGGCCCAGGTCGCCGAGGACGTGTTCGGCTTGCCGGACAGCAGCTACGCGGCGCAAGAGCCGATCGGCTGGGAAGAGCAGGACAACGAACCGGCCGCCATCGTGCATCAGGAGATCATCGAGGCGCCCTACCGCGGCCTGGTGGGCGCGATGACGGTGGCCGAGCTGGCGGCCGTCGACGAGGATTCTTCCTACCTGTGTGCCCTCGCGGCCCGGCCGTCGGACACCGCGACCGGCTTCTCGATCTACAGCCGGGTCGGCGCCGCGGAGTTCCTGCGGCGCGGCGCGGGCAGCTTCGTTCCATGGGGCGAGCTCGACGCCGACATCGGACACACCGACACCGCCCTGGTGCTGGCGGCCGGCGCCCTCGACCTCGAGGCCGTGGTGCTGGGCGGCCTGGCGATCATCGGCACCGGCGCGGCGGCCGAGTGGGTGCGGGTGGACGCGATCAACATCGGCACGCGCACGCTGACCGTCGCGCGCGGCATGCTCGACACCGTGCCAGCGGCGCACGCGGCCGCCGCGCCTGTGTGGCTGGGCGACGGGTCGCTCGGCATCGAGGGCATCGAGCGGGTGACGGCAGAGGATGTCGACTTCCAGCTGCTGACCCGCGACGGCCTTGGCAGCCTGCCGCTGGGCGAGGCGACGACGATCAGCCTGGCCGGCGACCAGCGCCAGGCGCGGCCGTACCCGCCGGGCAAGCTGCAGATCAACGGCACCAGCTATCCGTCCAGCGCCAGCGACGCGCTCACGATCACCTGGGCGCACCGCGACCGCCTGCAGCAGACCGCCGACTTCATCGCCCAGACCGCCAGCAGCATCGGCCCGGAGGCCGGCACGACCTACAGCGCTGAGCTGCGCAACGCGGCCGACGTCGTGATCGCTTCCGCCTCGGGCCTGACCGGCACCATCTGGGTGCCGACGATCACCCAGGGCGGCACCTACGACGCCACCGTGCGCCTGTGGTCGGTGCGTGGCGGCCTGGAGAGCTGGCAGGTGCACGACCACACCTTCAGCTACACCAGCGCGGGCGTGAGCATCGGTGCACCGGGCCAGACCGGCGTCGTCACCGCCAGCCTTGTGTTCCCGGCGGCAGGTGCGGCGATCGCTTTGGCGTTGACTCAGACGGCACAGGCTGCGCGCGCGGCATCCGGCTGGAGGTCCACCATCACCCTGCAGAACATCGGCGGCGGATCGTCGGTGGGCGTTGGGTCGGTGCTGACCGCGCAGTTCACGCGCTACTACACGGTCGGCCCCGACCTGTTCGGCGATGTCACGCAAGCCGGCATCACGTTTTCGACCACCAGGACGCGGGCGCAGGCCCTTGGAGACTGGGCGACCATCGCGAACCTGAACAGCGTGCTTCGGGCGCGCGGCTGGAACATCTACCTGGACGGCAGCGACGCCAATCCGTCGGTGCAGCTGTTCGGACCGATCGGCGAGGAATGGGATGTCTACCCGACGCCTGCGGGCACGCCGCCGAACTCGATCTTCTTCGGCCTGGAGCAGAGCATCGCGACGCGAGGCGGCCCGGCCATCCTGACAGACCGGCCGCAGATCGTCACGGCGACGCTGACCGGCACGCCGAACCCGGGCGACCTGTACACGGTGACCCTGAATGGCGTGGACTACACCTACACCGCGCTGACGACCGACGACCTCGCTGGCGTGGCCTACGGGCTGGCCACGGTGATCAACGCAGCATCTACCTTCAACGCCACGTCGGCCGCTAGCGTGATAACGATTGACGGCATCCTGGCGTCCAACGTCTACACCTACTCCGGGTCCGCCTCCGGTGCGCACGCCTACGGCCAGGTCGGCGCCGACGCCTTCTGGACCAGCACCACCTTCCTGCTGAACACGCTGGGCGCCGACAACTCGACGACCTTCACCGACGCCAGCACGCTCGGCCACACGGTCACCACGAACGGCGGCGCAAAGGTCACCAGCAGCCAGCTGGACGCCGACGGCAACGGGGACTTCCTGTCAGTGCCGGGCCATACCGGCTTCGACTTCGGCTCCGGCGAATTCTGCGTCGAGGCCATCGCAGCGGTGCGCAACAACCCAGGGACAGGCCCGCGCCCGATCATCGCCAGATGGAAGAACGGGCTCAACCAGCTGGCGTTCTTCCTCGGCGTCGACAACTCGAACAAGCTGGTCTTCTACTACTCGACGGACGGAACCAACGGGGTGTTTACGCCGGTCACCTCGAGCTCGATCGCCGTTGGCACGACGCCGCAGCACTTCATGGCGAACAGGATCAGCGGCACGCTGCGCCTGTTCATTGCTGGGATCAAGCTGTACGAGGCGACGCACTCCGGGGCGATCTTCGTGCCCACCAGCACCCCGCTGACGATCGCCGGCGTCGACTACTCGTCGTCGAGCTCGCACACCGACCTGCTGGGCAAGCACCGGACGTTCCGCATCACCAAGGGGTCCGGCCGCGGCTACACGGCGAACTTCACGCCGCCGACGGGGCCGTTCGCGAACTACTGATGGCCGGCGGTTGACGGGCGTCTGTCGCGCGCCTGTTTCCGCCCGAGCCGACTTGTCCCGCCGTTGTCCCGCGATCAGCCGACTTTGCGGTCTTTCGACTTGCGCAAGTCATTGATTTTCAACACGTGCGCACCGCGGGAACGGGTTGTGATTCTGGTCGTCGTGGGTTCGAGTCCCATCAGCCACCCCACCCTATGAGAATCGGCCACTTCGGGGGCCTTTTTCTTGGCCGGCTCGGACGGCACTTGTCGCGCCGTTGTCGCAGGCCCGATGTTCCCGGCCCATGCCGCGACGTGGCTCGGCGCCAAGTGGGCGTAGCGCTGCAGCATGTCGGCCGAAGCCCAGCCGCCGAGTTCCTGCAGGGCGCTGTCAGGCGTTCCGGCCATGCGGTGCCAGCTGGCCCAGGTGTGCCGCAGGTCGTGCCAGCGCAGCGTGGGTAGCCCGGCCCGAATGCAGGCCTTGCGCCAGGCCGCGCTGCTGGCCTTGCCGGTGGGCATCTCCCAGGTCAGCCGCGGCTTGTCCTCCGGCCGGCGCTTCTTGGTCCACCGCGGGGCCGGGAACACCCAGCGCTTGTGCATGCCCTGCTGGCCGCGCAGCACGTCCATGGCGTCGGGGTTCAGCGGCACCGAGAGCGCCTTGCCGGCCTTGGCCTCGTCGGCGTGCACCCAGGCGGCCGCCCGCGGCAGGTCGACCTCTGACCACTGCAGCAGCCGGACGTTGCTCTCGCGCAGGCCGGTGGCCAGCGCGAAGCGGGCCATGGCGCGCAGGTGGTCCGGCAACTCGGCCAGCAGCGCCAGCGCTTGCTCGTGCGTGATCCAGTTCGTGCGGCCCTCGGGCTCGTGCAGCTTGGGCACCGGGGGCGGCGCCGGCAGCCAGCCGCGCAGTTGGGCGTGCTTCAGGATGCGCGACAGGTCGCTCAGGTAGCGGTTGACGGTGGCCGGCGACAGCATGCGCGGCGCCGGTGGCCTCTCTCCGGCAGCCTTGGCGGCCTCGATGTCGGCGGCGTTCGCCGGCTCGGCCTGGCGCTCGCTGCTGATCTTGCGCACCATGTCGGCGGTGATGCCGGCCAGCGGCTTGCCGATCAGGCGGGCGGACAGCCAGCGGAGGTTCCGCTTGGCCTCCTCGAGGCTGCGCAGGTGCTGGTGCTCATCCAGCCACGACAGGACCGCTTCGTCCCAGGTGTGGGACGGCGCCTCACCTAGACGGTGCTGCCGCCACTGATCGCGGTAAGCCGTGGCGGCCCACTCCTTCGCCGCGGCTTCGTCCGTGGTGCCAGTGCTGCGGACAAAGCGCCGGCCGTCCTGGGCGGTGAAATCGACCCACCAGGTGCCGCGCTTGCCTCGTCGGTAGACCCGCATTCGTCCTTGCTCCCTGCCGCTGGCGGCCGATGGTACTGGGTGCGCACCCACTCGATCAGATCCTCGTCGATGAACAGCCACGCCCGCCCGACCTTGGTCGCCGGCAGCCCGCGGCGCTCGATGGCCTCGGTGACGGTGTCCGGGTGCGCCTTCAGCATCTTGGCGGCGCGGGTGAGGGTGAGGATGCGGGCCATGGTCAGACCAGCGAGTCCAGCGGGCTGCGCACGCACATGCCGCCCTGCTTGGCCGGCAGGACGTGGGTATAGATCATCGTGGTCTCCAGATCGGCGTGGCCGAGTAGGGCCTGAATCGTGCGGATGTCGTACCCGTCCTGCAGCAGGTGGGTGGCAAAGGAGTGCCGCAATGTGTGCGGGGTGGCGCGCTTCATGATCCCGGCGCCGGCCACGGCCCGGGCCATCAGGCGCTGGATGCCGTCCTCGTGAAGGTGGTGGCGCCTGACAAGGCCAGTCCGCGGGCACGTGACGTAGGTGTCGGTGGCGAAGATCCACTGCCAGCGGATGTCCTGCCCGGCCCGCGGGTACTTCAGGTGCAGCGCGTGCGGAAGCTCGACGTCGGCCCGGCCGGCAGTGAGGTCGACCTGGTGCAGCGCCTTGCGCGCTTCCATCACCTCGCGCAGCTGGCCGGCCAGCGATCGCGGCAGCATGACGGTTCGATCCTTGGCGCCCTTGCCGTCGCGGACGGTGATGCTGCTCGACTCGATGTCCGCGTCCTGCATGCGCAGGCGCAGACCTTCCGTCAGCCGCAGGCCAGCGCCGTACAGCAGGCGCAACACCAGGCCGCGGATGTTGGCCTGCGGGATCTGCAGCCACAGGCGCGCCACCTCGTCCCGAGTGAGCACGACCGGCAACTTCTGCGGCTGCTTGGCGCGCACGATTCCCTCGACCCATGGCAGCTCGACCTGCAGGGCTTGCTGGTACAGGAAAAGCAGCGCGGCCAGGGCCTGGCGCTGGGTGCTGGCCGACACGTCGCGCACCTGGGCAAGATGCGTGAGGAACTGCGACACCTCCGGCGCGCCCATCTCGAGCGGGTGGCGCTTGCCGGACCACAGCACGAACTGGCGCGTCCAGTGCCAGTAGGCCTGCTCCGTACGGCGCGAATAGTGTTTGGCCCTGATCGCGCCGACCACCAGGTGGCGCAGGTGGCCAGGCTCACCCGGCTGCGGCTCACTCGCGGATGCAGGAACGCTGCTGCGGGCCAGCCCATCTCCGCGAGCCAGCGCGACAGCGCGGCGCGTAACGGGCTGGCAGGTCGGCGGTGCTTGGAGGATGGCCATGGCGTCGGGTGTTACACCGCAGATCCTGCGGTCGAATTGAAGTTAGGCGTCTCAACGCGCTCCCACCAGCCGCCCCACTCAGCAGGCGTCAGTCTGTCGGCGTGCAAGTGTTCGTGCGGCTGGCAGCACTTCAGCTTGCGCGGCATGTAGTCGTTCGGCCTATCGCCTTGCAAGCGCGGCGCGCTGGCGTTGGTGTAGCCAACGAACAGCACTTGTTCGCGCATGCGTCCGAGCACGTCGCTATAGCGGTTCCGGTAGGTGCCAACCTCGGTCGGCAAGGTCTTTGTGTACGCCATCGCTTTCTCCTTTGTTCGCTGGCCTGGGTCACGCGCCGGTGGCAACGCCTAACCCGTCGTCCGACCTGACAGCCCCGGCAAGCCGGGTCTGCAGGTCAACTTTGCGTTAGGGCTCAAAACCCCATGCCCTGCTGCTCCGGCACGGGCTGCGCCAAATCGAGCAGGGAACCTTGCGCGTAAGCGGCTTCTATCCGCTGGCACGCCAAATCGAAGGCAGCGCGGTCAACCTCGCAGCCTATGAACTTCCGCCCAGCGCGGGCACATGAAACGCCAGTCGTTCCTGCGCCCATGTGCGTGTCCAGCACCGTGTATCCGGGCCGCGAGTAGTCCGCCACCAGCGCATCCATCAGCAGGGTCGGCTTGCCACCCATGCGGGCCTTGTCGTTCCAGCCAGGCCCGGCCACGTAGCCGCCCGGCAGCGTGCCCCACTTCATCTGCGCCTTGGTGCGCGCCACCACAATCCAGTCCGTCCACGAGCTGGGGCCGTCACCACTCAGGCGCACAGCGCGCCCCGGCTGGTAAAAGGGCAGCGGTGCAAACGCATAGCGCCCGGCCTTCTCCAGCGCGGTGCGCACAGCCAGCGCCAAGTCGCTGTCGGTCATCCACACCACCCAGCCGCTGCACACCCGCGTGTACTGCTCGGCAAAGTACGCCACGTCTTCAAGCGTCAGCGCGCGGTAGCCCAGGGCCTGCCGTTCGGCGCTGTCGCGTGCTTTCGAGGCACCGGCATCGTGGCCCGCGTGGCACCGTTCGCTGTAGGGCGGGTCGGTTATCACCGCGTCCACGCTGGCAAGCGTGGGCAGCACTTCGCGGCAATCACCGCGGTGCAGTGTGGCTTGCCCAATGGTCACGGTCTCCAGCATTCGTTGTCCTCGTAGCAAATACAGCCCTAACAGGTCGCTCAAACGGACGGGCCTACGGCCCGCCGTTTAGCTTTGCGTTAGCCCGCTCAAGCGGATCCAGCACAAATTCCGCGATGTGACGGCCGGTGCCCTTTCCTGCGGATCCGTCCTCGGTCGCAAGCCAGCGCACGTCGCCCAGGTTGCGTACCTTCGCGCCCTCGGCCAGCAGCATCAGCACCCACTTGTCTATCGGGTACACCAGCACCACGCGCTTGCCCTTCTTGGCTTCGGCAATCGCCTTCCGGGCCCAGGCCGTCGGCCCCTTCTTCTTCCCCTGGTGCATCACGGATCCAAAGGGCGGGTTGACGTAGTTACTTTCGCCCCACTCGCACGTAAGGCCGTCGAACTCGGGCGGCTTCGGGTAAGGGCACGGGTCGAAGGTGAAGCTGTAGCGCGCGTGCAGGTCTGCGAACAAATCCGGCGGCGTCAGCCAGTAGTGCTTGCCATCGTCGCCGTTGCCAGCGTGGAACTTGTTTGCGTCAGGTGCTAGGTTGTTTGCCATCGTTCTCTCATTTGTTGTTGCAGCGGGCTAACCCGCCGCTGAACCGGACTGAGTACAGCCGGTTAGCTGCACGTTCGGCTTCATGCCTCAGTTCGCCATGTCGGCGGCAGCCAGCACAATCGCGCGCCTCGTGGCGGCCCGCGGGTCCGTTCCCCACAGCACATCGTGCGCCACAGCCTCGCCGTCAAAGGCAACGCCGGCCACCGTCACCGCGCCCTCGGTCAGAGTCTGCGCAATGTCTAGTTCCAGCGTCACGGCAAGGTCCAGCGCCTGGCCGCTGTCGGTCAGAGGGTTCCACCACGTCGCGTGCGTCAGCCACAGTGAGGGCTCGTTCGGCATCTCGGCCTCACGCTCGCTCTGCTTGCGTGCGTTCAGTCCGTAGCCGGCGGCTTGCGCGGCCTTCAGCAGCAGTTCTTTGTCCGTCAGCATCATCTCGCTCCTTTGAATTCACGCGCTCCGGCCGCAGCCGAACTACTCGCTCAAGCCGACCTTCGGCGGCTTAGCTCGAACGTTATGCATCAGTAACCCGGGTAGTTGCGCTCGGCCTGCGCATCGTTGTGCTTGCTCCAATACTCTGCCTTCGCCGTGGTGTAGCTCCACTCGTTGCGCCCGTCTTCAGGCCCAGCCACCGTGTACGGTCCGAACTCACTTTGCACATTCCTTGCCCGCAGCGCCGACAGAATGCAAGCCGGGCAATCGTTCGCAGCCTCACACATCGCCTTGAACCCACTCGCATCCAGCAGGCGCAGCAGTTCATCGCGCGGCGGCGCTGGCTCTGGCCCGCCATCGTCGTGCAGATTGGCGCACATGCCGCACACACGCTGCGGGTTCAGCGTGCAGCCGCGCTCGTGGCGCTTCATTGCGCTCGGGCTTCCGTTGCCCTTGTTGCAGTGGTCGCAGTAGTAGCGCGGCCTCATTGCGGTTCTCATGCTTGTCCTCTCCGTTCACCAACTGATGCATAACCCTTCGCTCGAACGGACGGCCTACGGCCGCCGTTCAGCTCCCACGTTAGCCAGACACATGCTCACTTCAGTATCTGGCGAAGAGCCCAGTACTCGGGGTTGACGATGGCGGTCATGGCATCGCTGAACACCAGGCCGCCAATCAGCGCGGTAAGCCCGCAAACGATGCCGACGCCAATCCAAGCAAGGCCGCGGTCAAACTCATCGTTCCATTCGGGCCTATCACCAGATGTTTTCCTGCCCACAAAGCGCGCGACCCACACGCACGCAGCAGCCCACGCGGTCAACACCACCAAGTCAAGCGCGCCAGAGAGCGGAGCCTGCTTCACCAGCACGCCCCACAGATACTCCGCCGTTGTGCCGAGTTTGTTTGCCAGCGCCGTCACGGCCTGCAAGGTCTTGTCGTCCATGTCATTCCTATTCGCATGCCAGCATTTCACCAGTGCTGGCTAACTGGCGCATGCAGCGGACTCGCCCTAGCGGGCTCGCGCGCTGATGCTGTCGTTCGGCCTCAAGTTCCAACCTTGTCGGCCGTCCCCTTCCAGGTGAATTCGCCATCGGCGCCCACCGGGAAGTGCGCGCGGCAGATGGCGCAGAACGTGCCGCTGTAGAAGGCGGGCTCGCGGGCATAGGTCTCGGCCAGCGCCAGGCCCATCGTCGTCACGCCGCCGCACTTTTCGTGCACGTAGGACTGGCGCACGGGCCGCACAAAGCCCTTCGCGCGCTCTTCGGCGCTCAGCACCACGTAGCCCTTCTGCTGCCCCGTGGCCGGGTCAATCTCGCGGTGGTCGGGCGTGACGGGCGAACCGTCTGTCAGCGTGGTGTTCATTGCTTCTCCGCAAGCTCGAAATTGAAGGCGCCGCCTTCGATGTTGAAAGAACAGACGAAACGCCCGGTCTCGTCCACCTCTTGCGCCGGAATCGACACCTTGCTGCCCAGCCTGCGCAGCAGCGCAATCAGAAGCTGGTCCTTGAAGTCGTCGATCACGTCCGCGTGCAGCCCAGCGCCAGCGGCGCGAGCGGCATCAGTTCCCTTGCCCATGTCAGTCCTTTCGCGTCGGCGCATTGAGGCCGAACCCTTCGTTCCACCGGACAAGCCCCGGCGGGTGGCATTGGCGCAATGACCTACTTGGTCAGCGCCGGGTCTTGCCGGTGAACTCCGACGTTAGGCGTCTTGCTGTCATCGAAGCCGTGCTCCACGGCTCGCCAGTCGCCGCGCCTGGCTTCGCGCATGTCCAGCGCGCGGAATTCGGCCGTGATCTGCCTGCGGAACTTGCGCGCCGCGTTCACATCGGCAGTCACGGTCATGTTCACCTGACAGGCCATGTAGAGCCCGGTGGACTTCCCGTCCTTGGTGAAGTTCTCCACCAGCCACGAGTACGTCATGAGTAGTCCTCGTCAAAGTTGCACGGCACCGTCCACTGCTTGCCGCAGCGGCTGCACTCGATGATGTCGTGATCGTCTATTACGCCGCAGCAGTCCACAGTGCGCGGCGCCGGGCATCTTTGCAGGTGCTTCTGGCAAAGCTCGGGCTTCTCGGCATCGTGCAGGCTGCACCCGCCTTTGATACGGCCACCTTCGTAGCGCTTAGGCGTCGTCATACAGGTCGTATCGCTGGCAAAGCGCGTCCATGTCAAGCCGGGCGCGCTGCGTCACCAGTTCGCGTCCGTCACGAAATACCACGCAGCGGTAGCGCTGGCCCGGACGAATCTTCCACTTGTCGGCCTCAACGCCTTCAAGCACCAGCCGCTCGTCAGCAGTTACGGCATCGCGCGGCTGGCCGTAACTGCGCCACATTTCGCTGGCGTCGCAGTCGTAGAACTTGCGCGCGGTTCTCACTTCGTCTTTCAGTACCAATACCATCGTTTGCTCCTCTGCGCCACGACGCCTAACCCGTCATTCGAGCCGACCGTTCCGGCGGCTCAATTCCCACGTTGTGCCGCACTGAACACCGCCGCGCCAGTTCCACCAGCCAAGCGCGGAACTCCGGCGGCGTGTGCTCTCGCTCGGCCTTGCTCATGATCTCGACC